CCAAAGCTTCCCGCCGAGCGCCGTACTCACCGCCACCCCGATCCGCGGCCCCTCGAAGGCCACCACGGCGTCCACCTCGGCCTGCGCCTCCTCCTGCCATGGGTTCGGCGCCACCGGCCTGACATGCATGGCGAAGACCGGCTTCCCAGAGGCGTAGTCGATCCACCGCAGCACGTTGGCGTTGACTGGGTAGATGTCCCCGTGGCCGAACCGGATGAACTCCTCGATATCAGGCTCGGACGTGTCCACCATGACCTCGAACCCCTCGGCCCGTGCCGTTGTGGTGGCGAAAAAACTGTCCGCGAAGTGAGCGGAATGCGTACGGGCATCTGCGGGAGCGGTGGCGCCTTCGGGCGACCGTGGGGCGTGGTTCGCGTAGATCTGGACGATGGCCTGCCCCATGGCGTCGGCGCGCTCGGTGAGGATTGCTTGCAATCCCGTATCGCGCATCGAGGCGAACCGGCCCGACAGCGCGCGGGCACCGACGATGCTGACGGAGATGGACGGAGGCGGCATCACCACGGTTGCACGCCGCCTGGGATGGGAACGCCGACCGTGGGCACATCGCCGCTGATCGTGAACAGGGGCGGGTAGGCGTTGCCGTTCAGGCCGACCAGCGTTCCCTCGCTCATCCCCGCGCCCGAATCCACCTGCGGCTCAGACAGGCCGGCCACGCCGAAGATGGTCAGGTTGTCGGCGCCGGTCTCGATGCGCTGCAACTGCGCACGGGCGATGGCGATGAGCGACTTGCCGACGTTGTCCACCTCGGCTTCCCCCGACCCGTGGCGGGCGAGTTCCACCCTACCAGCAGCAAGCATGCCGCAGATCCCACGCAGGTGGTTCCACACGGTCGCGCTGATCTGCATGTTGACTTGGGGAACGAGCGGGACCGAATATCCCCTCTTGGCCAGCGCCATGTCGATCTCGGCGGTGGCCTCCTCGATAAACGCCGCTACCTGCGTCTGGATGATCGAACTGTCCGCGGCGGTCTCGTCCCATGTTCCCCCGACGATCCGGTTGCGCACGTCGACAAAGTCACAGTAGCCGTACGGGTAGGGGTATGAGGCAGTGCTGATGACCGAAAACTGCGCAGCGTACTCGGTGGGCGTTGCTGTGCCAGTAGAGAGGAGCGACCATCTCCATGGCGAGCCTGCGTAGCCAGGAATCGTGACGAATTGGAACGAACCCACCGACAGTCGTGAGAGGCCAGATGCGCCAGCGAATGTACCCGGCGCCGGTCCGGTCCACGTCGCTGAGGTGACTGCGCTGAGCGGGTCAACCATAGAGAAGGCGACGCCGGGAGGGTCTGTTGGCTGGCCGGTAACCAGGTCTTTGAAGACGCTCTGCAAAACTACGGCTTTGCCGAGCAAAAAGGCAGCCAAGCTAGTAGCCCACGCCGCTCAGATTCATCACGGTAGGACGGAGCCTGCCACGGCGGGCGTCTTGACCATCCCAGCAGCGTCACCGCCAACAGCCGAGCCCGTAGCGCCAGCGCCGACCGTTAGGCCCCGAGCATCCCCGCTCCGCGCCAAGCCATACGACCCCGCAGCAACCGCACCGCCCGACGCTCCTCCGCTGACGCCTGCCCCGGTCACGACGGGCGTGAGGCTAATCCCCATGGCGAGGAACCGGAGCACGGGGTAGACGAGGACGAGCGTGGCCGACCCGGAGCTGATCGCCACGCCGACGCCGATCAGGCCGCCGTCTCCCTCCACTGCGACGCTGCCAGCGCAGACAGCCGCCCCCACACCGATGATCGGCACGGACAGCCGGACCGACGCAGTGCCGCTCCCCGCTGCCGCACCCGTTGAGCCGACGCCGAGCCACAGCACGACCGTTGCAGCGCCCACGGCGGTCGATGTGCCGCCCGCAGCCACCACCGCGGGGATACCGCCCAGAGCCGAGCCGACCGCAGACGACGAACCCAGCGCCGACATGGGGAGCAGGAGCCCGACCGCCGCCAGACCGGATGCCACGGTCGACCCTGACGCCGACACGGGCAGGGGCGTGAGTACGACGATCGCCGCAGTTCCGCTCGAGACCGATACTCCCACGCCGACCACCGCAAGGCCCAGCGCCACCGCAGCGTTCCCGGAAGTCGACGCCGCACCAGAGGCGCCGGACAGCATGGTCAGACCGACGACACCAGTTCCGGCCGACACCACTGCCCCGCCGGCAGCGATCAGCAGCAGGAGGGCGACGACCGACGTCCCCGAGGCCACGGATGTCCCTGCGGCTCGGAGTGCTCCCGTGTTGACGTCCGCCGTCCCTGCCGCGACGCTCACACCCGTAGCGCCAAGGGCGAGGATCAAGACAACGCTCGCTGATCCCGCGGACGTCGACGCGCCTCCCCCAGAGGCCGCCAGCAGCAGTGCCACAGAGGCCGACCCGACACCGACCGCTGCCCCGACCGCGCTGATGGGGACGCCAGACAGGACAGAGCCCGTCCCTGCTGACGTAGACGCACCGGTCGCGGTAACCGGCAGGACGAGCACCACCGACGCTCCACCGCTGGCCACGGTCGTTCCTGTCGCGGTGATGGCGAGAGTCAGTACGACGACAGCCCCACCGGACGACGCCGCTGCACCCGAACCGGTGATCGGCACGCGCAGAATGACCGCCGCCGTTCCGCCCACAGCAGAACCACCCGTAGCGATGGTCGGCAGGATCAGAACGGCAGACGAGACGCCCGAACACACCGCCGACCCTGCTGCGGTGACCGGGATACGCAGAGCCACACTCGCCGCGCCTGCAGCCAACGCCGACCCCGCTGTGGACACGACGACGACCGACACGATGGCCGCAGAGCCGGCCGCAGAGGACGTGCCGAGCGCAGCGGCAGGCATGACGAGGGTCACCGACGCCGCCCCGGACGCCACTGCTGAACCAGTGGTGGAGACCGGCTGGGCGAGCAGGACGGATGACGTACCGATGCTCACCGACGCTCCGGATGAGGAGATCAGCAGCAGCAGCCCAACGGTCGCCGTCCCTGCCGCGACCGCGTTTCCCGCTCCCGACGTCGGCATGACCAGGAGGACAGTGCCGCCCCCTGCTGATGTGGACAGCCCGACAGCCGTGATCGGTGCGCGGAGGCTGACGGTCGCCGCGCCGGTTGCTGTCGATGACGCCGCCGCCGATACTGGCAGGAGCAGCACGACCGCCGCACCACCCACCGAGGTTGACGCGCCCACAGTCGAGACGGGCGTGCTGAGCGTCACCGCTGACGTCCCTGCCGACAACGCAGTACCCGCGGTGCTCACGGCGAGAATCAGGACTGCCACAGCGCCGCCAGAGGCCACAGCCGCACCGGAGGCCAGCACCGCCAGCGACAGGCTGACCGCTGATATGCCAGAGGTCGCTGCACTCCCCGTTGCGCTGACCGGTACCGTCAGCACAGCGGATCCCGCACCGGAACTCACCGCGGACCCCGACGCTGATATCGGCATGCGTAGCGTGATCGTCGCCACGCCACCAGCCGTAGACGTCCCTGCGCTGCTCACCGCTAGCGTTGTGACCACCACGGCCGATCCGGATGCGGCAGACTGGCCAGAGGACGTGGCCGCCATCGATAGAACGACTGCCGCGGACCCGCCAGCCACCGAACCACCGGTCCCGGTGACCGGCATGACGAGAGCGGTTGACCCGCCTCCCGTGCTGACTGACGCCCCTGCTGCCGTCACAGGCTGCGAGAGTCCCACGGATGCAGCGCCAGCAGCCGCACTGCCACCCGTCGCCATCGCAGACAGGGCCAGAGCGCCGCTGACGGTTCCGACCGCTGTACTCGATCCCGAGGCCGAGACCAGCAGAGTCAGGGTCGATGCGCCCGTCCCTGAGGCCACCGACGCGCCGGTCGCAGCGACAGCAATGACCTGCGCGACCGAACCCGTGCCCGAACTCGCAGCAGATCCTATGGCCGCAACCGGCATGGTCAACGCAGCGGTCACTGCGCCGGTGGTCGAGGCAGAACCGGACGCCGTGATCCCGTACGTGACCGTTGCTGTCGCCGTGCCAGTAGATGCAGATGCACCCACTGCCAACACCGGCATGACGAGCGTCAGGCTGGCGGTGCCCGTGCTCGAGGACGCACCCACCGCAGAGATGGGCAGGACCGCACCCGTTGTGGACTGCCCCGCGTAGCGGACGACGCCGAAGCGATCCCCGCCGTAGCTCATGGTCGGGTCAGACGCGGGTGATGATGACGCTGCCCGCTCCACCCGAGGCCGGTGCGCCCGCCGTGCCGGTGCCAGGGAACCCGCCTGCGGCCGTGACCGGGCCAAGCAGTCCTAGGTTGGCGCAGGTGAGGTAGATCGCCCCGCCGCCGCCACCGCCTCCGCCCGCCCCACCCGTGCTGTTGCCGCCGTTGCCGCCGTTCGCGAGGATGGGTCCGAGGAAGTTGATGGTCGCGAAGGCGAGCAGGACGATGCCGCCTCCAGCGCCACCACCACCACCGACCGCCGCGCCGCCGCCGCCGCCACCACCACCCTGACCGGGCTGGACGTACAGCACCTTCTGGAAGGCGCCGAACGACCCCATGGCGCAGCCCGTCGTAGCGGTGTGGACCGTGCGGGCGTTGAGCAGGTTTTGCGCCGCGGCATTCGTGTTCGCGCCCGCAGCACCAGCTGCTCCTGTCGAGGCTCCACCGATCCCGCCGACGCCACCCATGAGCGGTCCTGTCCCCGCTGCGGTGAGGGTGCCGCCAGCCACACCCGCACCGCCGATCGCTCCCCCCGCGCCGCCACCAACGCTGCCCGAGAGCGACTGGTTCGCAGTCGCCGCCCCGGCCGTCTGTCCTGCTGCGTTACCGCCCGAGCAGTCGATGATCCCCGTGGACGCGACAGCCTGTATCGGCGTCATCAGCGTGCCGGTCCCATAAATACGGAACCCAGCCGTCTTGATCGTGACGCCGTTGTTGACCTGCATGTTGGTGACGAACAGATCGCGGGTCAAGGTGTACACCGACGACGAGGGGGCCATGCCGAGGATCGTCGTCGTGCCATCGAATACCACAGCGCCGTCCGAGCCATCACCGAACCACGGGCTCTTGATCGGCTGCACGAGTTCATGCCCGACGAGGTACTTGGTGAACTCAAGCGCAATGTCCTGCGCACCAGCATCGTTCGGGTGGATGGTGTCGGTGAACATCACGGAGCCAGAGCCGGACGCCGCAGCAGCAGAGACTCTGAGCGAGAAGTCGAACACCGCGCAGCCGTTCTGCTGGGCCACGAGGTACATCGCGTTGGTGAACACCGCCCACTGCGCCGCCGTGTAGTCACCGGGCTGCCACGCGACGAAGAAGCAGATGGACGGGTTGCCGGGACACTTCGACTTGATGAGGCTGACCATCGACGTGAGGTTCGCGTAGTAGGTTGCGCCCGTCACGGCCAGAATCAAGTCCACGATGCCAAACTCGATCACCACAAGGTCAGGGTCCACTGTGTCGAGCGCGTCAGCCCACCACCCGTTGATCGCACCCGCCGGACCAGCCATGCCCGCTGATGTCATGGTCGAGTGCGCGCCATCCCACATGCGCACTCCTGCGGATCGTCCGTTGATCTCGAAGGTGATGCCCGAGCTGGTGATCGTCCCCGGCTGCAACAGCGTGATCTGCGTCGCGCTCACAACGGCGGTGATCGTCGTGTGCACGGGGATGCCGACCGCGTAGATGTACTGCCCGACGTCGGCCGCGGTGAAGGCTGCCGTGGCGCTCTGGAATGTCTGGGATGTGACGGCCCCGCCAGCCGAGGTGTTGCCGACGCCGTTCGAGCACCCTGTCAGCGTGTTGGCGGTGACGCCCGCATAGGTGACGGTCTGCGCCCCCGACGAGGTCACGATGTTCACCTGGCCAGACGCGGGGAAGTTCGTCGTGGAAGTGACGTTGATGGTCGATATGGGGAGCGTCTGAACGCCTGTGGTGGTGGTGCCGACGAGGACGCCATCAGTGAACGTCCCCGGCCCCGGCCCGCCATCCCCGTCGAACACCATGACGCCGTCGAGGTTGACGTTGTAGGTGGACCCGCCTCCGGCACGGTTGATCGGCACGACGGTCACGGAGTGAATGCCGCGGGTCAGCGCACCGGAATCCCACATGCGCCCTCCCTTGATCGCGGCGCCGAGGGTGTTGGCGCGCTTCACACCCGCGGGAGCCCACTGCGCCGTGGCACCAACGGCATGCGTCACCGCGGTGGTGGCATTGGCGCCTCGAGCGGTGATCGTGATGGTGGCGCCGTTCGCCGTGACGGTCATGTCCTCGTCGTCCACGGTGAGCGTGAACGTGCCACCCGGCCATCCCGTCGCGAGTGTCGTCGTGAACGTGCCCGTACCGGTGCCGGACAGAACGCCCTGCGTCGCCACCGTGGTCAGTTTGCCGTCGATGGCGATGCCGATCCAGCCTGACGTCGTTGTCGCGGTGTAGTAGATCCAGAACCGGTCCGCGAGCAGCCCGCCGATGGTCGCAGTGTGCGTTGCGGCGGTGAGCGGAACAGACCGCCGCCCCAACCCGTAACCCAGATCGGTCGGAGGTAGGGTTGGTCCGACGACCGTCCACCGCTGTGCGAGTGCGATGTACCCGTTGCCCGCGCCCGAACCCTGCACGTGTGTCCCGGGGATGAAGCCCTCGCCGCCGGGGATGTGCGTGGGGTTGTAGTAGTTCTGTAGCCTGCGTCTGACGAGCGAGGCGTACCGGTGCGCGTCGTCGCTGCTGTAGTAGCCCTCGTGGATGCTGTCGCCGATGAACAGGATGTCCGCGGGCTTGTTTTCCTTGTTCGCCACCGCCGCGCGCCATGTCTTCAACCCACCGGACGGGTCGAACACCGGCGGCAGATTGAGGTTGGTGGACGGCAGGATGATGCGCTTGTCCACGATCGCTGCGCCCGACAGCGCCGGGTTGTTGCCAGCGTAGACGGGAATGATCGCCAGCACGACGGAGTTCGCGGGGATTGCCGGGACGACCGGATATGCTGCCGCGGTGCCTGCGGTGTAGACCACGGCGGACGAGGTGTTCGCGGTGATCATGTCCCAGCGCGCGTAGTTCGGATCGGCGGTGTTCAGTGCCTGTGATGCGACGGCTGCGATGTTGTACCGCCCGCCGCCGATGCGCACGATGCCTGCGGCGATGGCAACGTTCAGGCCCGACACCCACGTCACCGCGCAGCCAGAATCCACACCGTTGTCCGCGATGGCCGCGGTCAGCACGGTCAGATCCATGCCGAGGTTGGCGACCGACGCCTCGGGGAACGACCCTGCCGCTGGGACCGCGTAGAGCGTCGTGGTCAGCAGGCTGCCGTTGCTGTCGTACACGCCCCAGCCCGTGTGATCGAACTTCGCCTCACCGTTGGCCGGAATGTTCAGGCTGGTGATCTGGTTCGCCGCCGCGGTGCCGTTGATGAACAGCTTGACCGATACGGCTGCGGCCGTGACGTTGGCGAGCAGGATTTCCTTGACGAGCGCCGATGTGCTCGCGGGTACGGTGTAGAGCGCAGCGGCGGACGTTGCGAGTTGGCCTTGCGCAAGGACCGCGTAAGTTTCGGCGTTCAGGCTGGACAGCGTCATCCCCGTGATCGTGTACGTGACCGCCGTAGCGGTTCCCGCACTACCCTGAATCGTGTTGGTAGCGGCGAGTGTGATCACGGCAGCCTGCCCGACGCGAGACGTTCGTTGTGAGCGTCGACAGCCTCGCGGGCGAGATCGGGCGTGTCCATCATGCCGATCAGCACCTCGCCACTGCGGTGGGTCGATCCGGGCGGACAGCCGTAGATTGTCCGGTGAACGCTCGTCCCGGTACGCCATGGCCAGTGCACGGCATCGCTCCAGATCACCAACTAGATGCCCAACTTCGACCGCACAGCCGGTTCGATCTGGTTCGCCATCTTCTGATAGCCCTGCGCGTTGCAGTGAATCCAGTCCGTCATGTCGGCCGAGGTGAACCCGTGCTGGATGTCAAGCACCAGCCCCGCGTGGTACTGCGCTGCGAGCGAGGTCAGCGCCTGGTCCCACGCTGTCGTATACACCTGCGCTGTCTCTCCCGGACCGGGTGGCGTGCATGGCTGGACGGTGCAGTCGACGTGGACGCCGAACAGAACGATGGGCACGCCTGCGTTCGCGATCTGGTAGAGCAGGAGTTGGAAGTCAGCGACTGTCTGCGCGATCGGGTGGCGGTAGTTCGCCTCGTTAGTGCCAAAGCCGACTACGATCAGGCGCGGATGCTGTGCGAGCAGGGCGGGAAGCTGATACTCCACCGGCCGTGGGCAGCAGGGTAGGGTCTCCGGATGCAGGACAGAGTACGCCGTCGTCCCGGTGATCCCGGCGTTGACCACGGGCATGCCGAGGTCGGCTTCCATGTCCCACGGGTAGGAGTGCGGCTGTGGTGGGCCGAACCACTGATCGGTGACGCCGTTGCCGTGGCCGTACGTCAGGCTGTCGCCGAGAGCGACGACGTGCCCCGTGGACGCAGGCACGATCCCGGCGGCGAACGTACTGCCTCCGCACCCGCCGATCAGCGTGACCAGCCCGAGCAGCAGGAGCAGACGCGAGAGCGCCATCACGAAAGGAAAAACGCCGCGGGCTTGTACGTCGGAGCGAAGTCCTGCGCGGTCGGTCCGTGTGTCCATGAGACCCCCAGTGCATGCGCTGGTGCCCCCGTCCCCTCTTGCCCACGAGTGATGGTTGCGTCGAGCGGCGCGCCGGTTGAATACACGGTCAGGTACGTGATCTCCTCGGCGGCCGTGTTCGGCTCGAAGATCACCACGTAGTAGTCGGGCGCGACGATGGTGGCGAAGGCAGGGGCGACCGCGAAGAGTCCGGTGATCGCCTGCGACGTGCCCGACGACGACGAGCCGAGCGACGCGCCCGTATTTCCGCCAACGTTGTTCAGCTTGAGTCGGCTCACTCAGCGCAGGATCACGGCGTGCGGGTGGTTGCCCGTGTGTGGTCGCGCGAACCGTTAGACTGTAGACGTGCGTCCAACCAAACCCCGTCTACTGGATCTCTGCTGCAAGGCTGGCGGGGCGGCTCGCGGGTATCAATTGGCAGGTTTCTACGTCGTGGGTGTAGACATTGAGCCTCAGCCTAACTACGCAGGCGACGAGTTCATCCGAGGCGATGCGCTGACGTTCCCACTGGACGGCTTCGACGCAGTCCACGCCAGCCCTCCGTGTCAAGGCTTCTCCCGCGCGGGTCGTCTCAGGGACGCACAGGGTGGGACGGCATCGTCTCGCAACGTAGTGGCTCCGATCCGTGCTCGACTGCAGGCATCTGGCCTCCCCTACGTCATCGAGAATGTCGAAGGCGCCCCCGTCGATGGCATCATCCTGTGTGGCTCAGCGTTCGGTCTTGGTGTGCGCCGTCACCGGATCTTCGAGAGCAATTTCCTCACCCTGTCGCCACCGTGCCTGCACTCCCTCCAAGGGCGCCCGATTGGCGTCTACCATCGGATGGGCGACCATGTTCCGCACGGCGGAACGACGGCGCGGACATTGGCTGAGGGGCGCGAGGCCATGGGCATCGACTGGATGACATGGGACGAGCTCAAGGAGGCGATACCTCCTGCATATACAGAGTTGATCGGTACGCACCTCATGGCCAACCTAAACCGCAAGGCAGCCGCCTAGCCCGAGTCTCCAGACTGGATACTCAGGACGCTGATCCGACCACCACAGGTGTCCTGGCCGTCCCGTAGACGACCAGATACGGGATGCGCAGGATGAGGACCAGCGTCGCCGAGCCCGCACTGACCGCTGCTCCGCTGGCTGACGTGAGGAGTAGGACGGCGGCAGAACCGGACGCATGAGACGTACCAGCGACACTCAGCGGCAGCAGGATGGCGAGCGCTGCGGATCCAGTGGCCTGCGCGGCGCCAGATGCCGCCACGGGCAGGAGCAGCGCGATGGTCGCCACCCCGGTCGCTGTCGCCGCACCGGCAGCCGAGACCGTCTCCACGCTGCGGGCCGTGGCCGTGCCGGATGCGACCGCAGAGGCCACACCGGTCGCCGGTAGGAGCAGGACAAGCGCGCCCGCTCCGCTCGTCACCGCTGACCCTGCCCCGGAGACCGCCAGCAGTACGACCACGCTGGCCGCCCCGCCAGACGACGACGCGCCGATCCCCACCAGCAGCATCGTGAGGCCCGCAGACGCCGTCCCTACGGCAGATGACGCCCCGACAGCGGACAATGGCACCAGCACCGCCACGGTGGCGCTCCCGGCCGTCGCAGAGGCCCCGGACGCGGTCACCACGAGACGCAACGCCACTGTGGCTGAGCCCGACGATACGGCCGCGCCACCGGCAGAGATAGATCCCGACGACACCAGCGCCAACCCCGATGCAGCGCTCGCCCCTGCCGCGGAGATGGGCATAAGCAAGACGACCGCAGCCGCCCCTGCCGCGCCGGCCGCGCCACCAGCCGCAACCGCCTCGAGCACCACCACGGCCGCGCTACCGCTGGCTGATGACACACCTACCGCGGTGGTTGGCATGGACAGACCAGCAGACGCCGACCCGCCCGCCACCGACGTTCCCGCGCCCGAAGCCAGCATGGACACCGCCGGGGCCGCAGTCCCGACGCACACCGCACCGCCAGACGCACTCACAGCGAGGGTCAGCGCCACGGTCGCGGATCCGGTCGCTACAGATGAGCCAGACGCGCTCGCCGGCATGGTCAGGGCAGCGCTCGCCGATCCCACGGCCGCGGAAGCACCCGCAGCGGAGATCCCCGTGACCACTCCGACCGCGGCGGTTCCTGCGGCAGGCGATGAACCCACGGCCGACACGGGCTGAGAGAGCACCGCCGCGGCAGATCCAGAGCTCACAGCGGAGCCCGACGCCGTTACGGGGAGAGGTCCGCCAGCCGCAGCAGCCCGGAACGTTGCGATACTGCCGATCCACGGCGACGACGTGCTGAGCGTGGATGAGAAGTTGAACGTCGCGGTAGAGGTAACCGCCTCGTACCCATGACGCTCCGCGAGTTGCGTGCCAGAGCCGAACGCAGTGTGCTGGACCGTGTCCTCGATAAACCCTGACGGGAACCCGCTCTCCGTGGGGATACTGCCGGTGTACGTGAACCCGTAGACGGCCGCGATCCACTCCGAGCCCTGCGCGGTGGTTGCCGTCGTGCCGGTGTTCGGCGTCGTGCTCGTCCCGTTGTTGCTCGCCACCACGTCGAGCGGAGAACTTGCGAGGACGCCGGACACCTCCTGAAACCGGACGATGTCGGCGACGCCCGCGGAGTAGTTGACCGTGACCGTCGTCGTCCCTGCAAGGCAGTTCGTCGCGGCCCAGATACCGCAACTCATCGTGCCGGACGTGATGTCCACGACGTTCGTCCATGTCTGCCCCGCGCTGTCGAACACCGCGGTGACGCTCTGGCCAGAGGTGAGCGAGTTGAACACCACGCTGATGAGCAGCAGGTTCCCGGCCTGAGTGGAGGTGACGGCGATGCTGCCCGTCGTCGTCTCGTTGTTGACGGTGCTGACGCGCACGACGTTCTGCACCTGGGCCGGTGGCTGGCCAGACGTGATCGCAGCCGTGCCACTTGTCACAGACGCGCCGCTCGCTGACACCGGCATCGTGAGCCGTGCAGTTGTGGTCCCCGAAGCTGCGGACGCACCCGTAGCCGCGACAACGTAGGTGGCCGTGGGTGTTGCGGTCCCGGCGGAAGTCGCTGTCCCGCTCGCGCTGACGGGCATGTTCAGGACAGACGACGCACTTCCGCTGCTCACGGATGCACCGGACGCCGCAGCAGGCAGCAGCAGATTGGGCGCCGCCGTCCCGGAACTCGCGGACGCCCCCGTCCCCCCCACCGGCATAATGAGGATCGCCGCTGCCGTACCGGACGCGGCCGCCGACCCAGTTGCGGTCACGGGAAGCGCCGACCCCGATGAGCCCTTGAACGGACAGACGACAGCAGCCCAGCGAGTGGAGGCCGAGAGCGTTCCCGCGTAGGTCAGCGCAGTGGTGGCGGCCGTGGTCTGATGCGCGGACTGCAATCGCTGGTTCGGCGCGCCTGCCGTGGTCTGTAGCGTCTCCGTCGTCCAGCCAGCGGTGAGCCCGGAGATGGTGTTGGCGCTGGAGGCCCACGCGATGCCGGCGATGGCGTACTCCGTTGCACCAGCGAGCGTGCCAGAGGTGACCGTGGGTGCCGTGCTACTGGCGTGGTTGGCGCCGCCAGTGTCGGCCCATGCCCCGCCCATGTCGCCGCCGCTCAGTTCGTAGAAGTCGAAGTTTGACGACGCCGCGATACTGAAGTTGACCGTGATGGTCGTGACGCCGCTGACGTAGACGCTGGGGTTGACCGACCAGATATCGGCCTTCTGCGTGGACGTGGCGTCGTTGTCGCGGTCCTCCACTGCCCACGTGTTGCCCTTGTTGTCCGTGATCGAGGTGATTGTCTGACTGGCGGCGGCGGTGATGCGCCAGCCGATGACGATGGCGAGCCCCGTACCTGCTGCAAGACCGGTGGCCGTGACGGTGTAGATCGCGGACGTGCCGCTGACCGCCGTACCGCCGACGTGCTGGACGAGGACTGGGGCCGCCACGGGTCAGCCCTCCGGGTTACTCGGGAGCAGGCGCCTCAACCGGAGCGCCATGCAACGCCGCACTCGCCCTCGCCATGAGCACCGGAGACACGGCGTTCCACACGTCATCAGGAAGGTCGGGCCGTCGCAACAGGACGACGCGCGAGCCTTCGTTCAGCATGTCCGCCAGCGCGATGACGGTCCGCACCGCCTCGTCGTCATCGATCACGTCCATGGCAACCGTCCGCATGTTGGGTCCATGCTTGGCCACTACAAGAGGCTCATCGTCACGCCCTGAATTGCCGTCGTGACCGAGTCGCCGACCCCGGGGGTCTTAGTTGCAGCCAATGTCCACCATGCCATCTGGTTCGCTGCCGTGCCTGCGGTAGCCAGTTCCATCAACGATAGGCTGGCGAGAACCGCGCCGGTGCTGGACGTCATCGGCCCCCACGTGATGAGTGCAGTATTGCCGGTCACGGGCGGATCGGCGGCGGTTGGGGCGCTCCAAGTCACAGGCATGCGAGCGTAACCGACTGCGGCGTACTCAGAGCCAAGCACGTTGTCCAGCGGCGCCGTGGCGTTGGTGATGAGCGCGAGATACGGCTGCGGCACCTGCAAGACCCACACCAGATCACCGCTCACGCGTGCGCGGTTGGCGGTCTGCGAGGTTACGGTCAGCGTCGTCACAGCGGCGGCGTGCGCACCGTTCAGTAGGTACGCCTCGGTGTTCGTGCCGGTGGTTGACGTGCAGATGATGACCGTGCCGGACGGGAGTGCGCGGGACAGACCGCCAGAGCAGACGATCGACGTGGTGGCTGTCGTACCGGCGGTGATGCCGGTGGTGACGGTCGCAACGATGTCGCCGAGGTTGGCGCCGGACGGTCCGCCGATGCTCAGCGCAGTGTTGAGCCCGCGGTAGTTAGAGTTGCGCGAAAATTCCCCAGCGATGACCTATCCCTCCCCGTCGATGGGCTCGAACAACTCGTCAAGCTGCTCCAGCGTGCACGACCAATGGCGCACCGTCGGCGGATCCGTGGGCTCGTGCTCCGGCTCGGTGGGGTGGAACACCTGATGCTCCTCGGGCAGCGGTCCAGGTGGTCCAGCGGCGTGCGCAGTTGCGGCCGGAGTTGACGGCGGCACGACTAGCGTGCGGTGTTCGAGACGCAGCACCACGGTGTCCTGGTCGTGCGGCCCCGCGCCGTGCTCGCCTGCAGGGCTCAGACCGACCACCTCGGCCTCCTGCCCTGCGAACAGCGGATAGTGCCGGTCGAGATACTTCTCATAGTCGTGGTGCGGGTTGATATCCGGCATGTACCCGACGTGCTCCCGCAGGCGGTACTTCTTGCCAACTTCGGCCGTCACGGCTGCTCCTTTCCGAGTTTCACGCCTGCCGCTGCGAGACCGGACAGGCTGGCGAGGTATCCGGACGCCCACCGCGTGAAGGTGGAGCGGGCGACAGCAACGTCCCTACGCTCAGCCTCGTCTGCGTCCCACAGATCGCTCGGACACTGCGCCGCCAGATGCACGACATGACACCGCTTGCAGAAGTGCGCGGCTGCATTCACCACCGGTACCACCGTCCATCCGGGCCGTGCATTGCAAAGCCGACCAGCCACACCGCAAGCGCGATGATCGCCACCCAGTACAGCAGGTTCATAGCAGACCCCGCGCCGAACAGAACAACGATGAGCAGCAGAACGAGGAGCAGCGGGATCACGGAACGCGGGTTCTCCTGCTGATCGTGTAGCCGCCTACTCCGACGACGGCTCCGACGAGAAGCCAGCGTGGACCGCGGAATACCGCCAGCCCGACGCAGACGGTGACGGCCACAGCGGTGATGGTCAGGCTGCACATCACACGGCCATCAGATAACGGCAGCCGTCAGTGTGATTCCCTTGACCGCAGCGGCGTCGACCGCACCTTGGCGGTGCTCGAGTGGCACGTACCCCGGGGAACCAGCAGACAGCGTGTACTTGACGCTGTCGACCGTCACCTTGACGACCGACGGCCCTACGGTGATCTGCAACCCTGCGGCCACCTACCGCCTCCCGACCGGGCTGAGGTCGATGTCCAGTTTCGCCGGAACCTTGCGGGGCGGCGGTGTGTGTGCAGGCGGATCAGGTGGTGCCTCGGAAGACGGCCATGCGCACCGCGGACAGGTCTGCACCGCCTCCAGCCAGCCGAGGTTGACGAGCGACTTCAACGTGCTCCACCCACCGACGTCGGCATCGCTGAGCACGTCCCCAACGGCGTGAGACAGCCCAGAGATGCGCCGCTTCACGATGTACTGCACTGTTACGCGACCGCAGAGGCGAAGAAGGTACCGAGGTCGGGAGCCACGATGGTCGGCGACGTGGCCAGCTCGCCCTCGATGCGCACGGACTTGCGAAGCGGCGCGGGGATCTCGTACACCACGCTGCCGTTCGCGCTCGCACCCAAATACCCGGTCCACGTGAAGTGGTAGCCAGCGCTTGGCATCTCGGTGGACGGCGAGGGAGCGGAGTAGCAGAGCAGCGCGCCCTTGCCCATCAAAAACGAGTACACATCCCCCGTGGGAGGCGACGCGCCACTCTCGGGAGCGGTGTCGATGGTCGCCCTGCTGACGAGCACCTTGTCCAGCCCCAGGACCGCGGCGAGCAGATCCTCGGTCATGATGCCGCGCTGCGTGTACTTGATCCTATCGACGAGCTGCGGGTGGTTCTTCAGCCCCGCCCACGTCGACCGCCCGATGACCAAGGTGTTGGGCGAGAAGCCGGTCAGTTGCTCCATGGCCGTGACCTGGGCCTCGACGTCCTCAATCGGAGTGCTGGACGTGTGGTTGCTCCACTGCGTGAACTGCACGGAGGTAGGCGACGTTCCGGTGACGCCGGTCATGTCAGTGGTCCACACGCCCGCCTTGAAAAACCCGTCGGCCCAGAGCTTCTCCTTGAGCAGGAGCAACTGCATGGTGCACCAGCGGGTCTTGTTCCGTCGCGGGTCCTCGGGCGGCATGGCGTTCGCTGCGGTCTGCGCGTCGAGGTCGGAGTGCACCGCGTAGGGGATGACCGCGTAGGTCTTCTGCTGCAGGGTGTACCCACCACCCGCCGATTCCTCTCCGGGAGCGCGCGGCTTGGCACGGATGCTGTACCACGCGCCGCGGTCGTAGTAGTCGTACTTGCCAGTCTGGTACTGGACCGGGACGGTCGGGAAGACCTGATCGCTGATGAATGATGTCGCGTCCTGCATGAACGCGACGGCCATATCGCTTAGCAGCGGATCGACGTAGACGCTGTTCGGGGTTGGCTGCATGTCAGATGCCTCCCAGCGCCACGGTCACGAGCGCGCCTGTGACGCCTGCTTCCAGCGCTACCCCATGGACGATGTCACCGCCAGTGGCAGTCTTGGCCTTTCCTGCGGTGTCGGTCGTCACCACAGCGAACTGTGCGATGGTGGCTCCCGCGACCCACTTCGTGATGCTCGACCCCCTCCAGATCGCACACGGCTGTCCGAGGCGGGGGTTGTTCTGCAACACGCCGAGCGAGCGGCTGCCTGCGGAGGTGTTCACCACCACGGCTCCCGATGCCACGTCGCCCGCAACGGCGAGGTACTGCGACCCGGTCATGTCCGCGAGGGCGAGGAGGGACATGATCCCCCCTGCGCCTTGCAAATCGTACGCCACGTCCTATCTCCTCAGCCAGCCGCGCCGGGCACATACTTCTCGGCGCGGTACGCAGCGACGAGGTCAGGGTGGTCCTCGCTCGCCTTGAGCATCGCCTGCTCGCGGGTGAGCCTCGGGTCAGCCGTCCGCAACTCCTCGGCGAACTTCCGCAGCCGCGAGTAGGAGGTCTCGGGGTCGGCCTCTGCGCCAGTGCCGATCTCGCTCAGCGACACCGCACCACCCTTCACCTGGGGGATGGCCTCGAGCGCCTCGATCCCCACCGGATGCTCGCTCAGCCTGAGCAGGCGGGTGCGGTCGCGAACACCGTTCTTTGCGGCTCCGGCGAGGCTGTCGAGCACCGCTGGGGGAAAGCGCTTCGCGAGCTCGGACAGCCGGACCACGACGCCGCGGATCTTGTCGTCCTCATCGCGGCGCCTCAGCTCCTCGCCGAGCCGTGCGACCTCGGTCTGCATCGTCTCGCGCTGGTGGGTCTCTGCGGCGAGCATGCGCTGCATCTCCCCCATGTCCGCGGAGTGCTGGGCGGACTGTGTCGGAGCAGGGGGCGGTGGTGCAGGAGGCGGCTGCGGGGCCGCGGGCGGGGCGGTCTGCGGCGCGTTGGGTACCGGAGACGGATTGGCGGCCGGCACTCCGGCCGGCTGGGCCGGGTTGTCGGCCATGCTGTGTCCCTCGCTGTAGTAGGAGCGCTGATACGGTGGAACAGTCCCCGTCGGGACCGGGGAGTAGCCATTGCACTGCGCCGCCAGTCGGCAGCATCCGGGCATGTCGCCGGGAGCGTCGCCGTCACCATCTGCGAGCACCCGCGTGTATCCCGGACAGCGGTTGTACTCGGCATAGGGCGGCGCCCAACTGCACGGCGGCAGATCGGTCATGTCCGCGGAGGCGTCGGCCGAAGCGAAGTCGATCGGCGCGCCATCACCTTCGGCCAGCAGTGCGCGGGCGGTGTCTGCCGCAACGCCGCTGAACACCGTGCCTGCCTCGCCAAAGGCGATCAGTGCAGCCTGCGTGTCACCGCTCTCGGAGGCTGCGAACTTGGCGGACAGCTTCTTGATCTTCGGGTGGTTCGTCAGCGCTAGTCCGCTGGTGTCGCCCTCGGGGTCGTTCGGATCCAGTCCGAGCCCGCCGGGGACGACGGGGTACACCGTGCCGGACACCGGGTCGCGCCAGTTCAGTAGCAGGACGGGGGACGTGTAGCCGTAACTGCCGTCCGCGACCAGCCTGTTCGTGCCTTCGTTCCACTCCGGGACTGCCACGAGACGGTCAGGATCGGTCGGGTGCCAGTCCAGCGACTTCATCCAGCCCACGGCTCGGTCCTTGTCGTGGGTCTCATCGATGATCGGTAGGCGCTGGCCGTAAGCGTTCTCATCCCACAGCCGCTTCACGTCGGCGAGGTCGTCGCGTGTCACCGAGATCGGCCGTCCGCCGTTCAGCGCCGGGAACGTCCATTCCCCCGTGCACATGTAGTCAATCGGCGCGCCTTCGGAGAGCTTGGCCTGCTGGGGGAACCGCAGCGCCATCACCCCGGGCGAGGTCTCGCTCATCGCCGCCACGGTGGGCAGGAGTTCGGTCGTGGAGCCGTTGTCCTTCGCGTCTACGGCGTGACCGTGTGCCTTCGTGCCCGTGATTGCGTGGGAGTGGTCATACTTGCCACCACCGGCCTTCACGTGAGTGTGGGAGATAGCCTTGTCGTCCACGGTGTTACCAGCCATAAGTCCGCGCCGCGTTGATGCTGGCCAAAGGCGTCCACTCATAGAACGGTTCGTGATCAGCTTGGTGATCGGAGACGACTGCTGGGGTTGGACCGGAAGCGTGGACGTGAGGAAGGGAAGGCGGAACGTCTACGGCGTGATCACCGACGGCGGAAAAAGGATGTACATCCACCGTCTGGCCTACGAACTGTTCCGCGGCCAGATCCCCGAAGGAATGACCGTGGACCACCTCTGCAGGACCACCCTCTGCTGCCGACCAGAGCACCTCGACGTGTGCTCCGCGGTGGAAAACGCCCGTCGGGCGCCGGAGCGACCTTGGAACTCCCAGAGGACCCAGTGCGTCCATGGCCATCCCTTCAACGAGGCGACCACCTACGTGGACCCACGAGGCGCCCGGCAGTGCCGCATCTGCCGCGCCAAGGCTCGACGACGGAGTAGGCAGACGTAGCTCGACGGCGTGGACGTGCTCTACGACCTGTGCGTCGGCCTCGGTGGTCTTGGTATCGGTCGCCACGGGCGCAGGATCGCCGTGCCTGTGGGTTTGCCCGCGCCTACCCGCTGCGTCAGGCGGTGGTCACCGCGGTCACGTCGCCGCATGTTGCCGATCGCAACTCGGGTGCGGTATCATGCTCGCATGACCGCCGAACCCATCGCCAAGGTCGTTAGCGATCTTCGCTCAGGTCGCGTTCGTCTTCTCGAACTTCCCGAAACGGAGCACACGAAAGGTTCTGCGGCGGGAGCCCTGCGGTTGATCTCTGGCTCATCCCCAACAGTGATCGACGCTACCGAGATCTACCGATCCATCCCACAGTCCGCTCGGGCGACCACAGTTTACGGGGACTATCCGTGCATCGCGCCACCATTCGGCGAGGCAGCCATCGGTTACGTGGACCGACAAGGTTGCGTCTGTGTGCTTCACATGGTTGCTTCGGAGGCCACGGACACCTTGCCCATAGAGCGATCCCTGAGCCCCACCAAGAGCCGCACTTTCCTGCCATCGAACCCCACAGGAACCATCGACTGGGACCGGGTGCGTTGGAGCATGCATGCGATCGCATGGCTCAGTGGCCCATCGCTCCCTACCATGGGACCGTGTCACGGTTGGGAAATCTACATCTACGAGGACGGATCTCCCGCCAATATTCAAGGCGGATATCTGTGGGGGCGTACCCTGCCTGATCTTGGTGACGACTATGTCATCAGCCAAGACCGAACGTTGCTCGTATTGCTCGGCACCCTGAACTTCCTCTCGTGCCGCAACGTGGAACTCGAAGAGCCTCAGCGTCCGCGTGCAGAGCGCCGTCGCCTCGCCGCGGCAGGCGTGACCGTGAAAACGCTCAACGTGTTCCCCGTTGGACGATCGACCCGCGGGGGCGCAGGGAACCAGAGCGGGGGCATACCACTCACCAGCGTTCGCGGCTCCTTCCATCACTACGGCCCCAAGTACGGACGTGGCCTCCTGTTCGGGAAGCTGGAGGGCAAGTTCTGGGTACCGCAGCATGCCCGAGGCGACGCACAGAACGGCCGCGTGGAGAAGGACTACCGCCTGCATACTGCGAGCACTCGGTGAGCGGAACACGCAAGACCGCGTCACGCGTCATCGTCCGAGCCTTGCCAGACGGCCTCACGCAGTGCCACAACCCTCGCTGCGGAGTATGGTTCCTGCCGAAGCGCTCTGACGCTCTGTTCTGCTCCAAGGCATGCGGAATCATGGACCTACGGCGACGCAAGGCTGAGATCGATCCGCGCTACCATGCCCAGCCATGAGCGGCTACAAGCCGGGGAACGTGGTGGCTGTGCGGGCGGCGTACTTGCGGCTATGCGCCGACGCTCACATCGGTGGTCACATCGCTCTGATCGGTGGCGACGAGGAATGGACGGCCAACGATGAGATCGCGCCGTGGCCGGATGCCGAGAGGATGGCACTGCTGGAGGCGCTGGTCGCCACGGTCCGCAACCTAGACGCGCCCATGGTCGAGGCGATCGAGTTCAACTGGTGCGCCTACTGCCACAAGAGCGATCCGGCCACGCTGGCTGACCATGAGCCTGACTGCGAGTGGCGATTGCTCCGCGAGGCCGCTCTCTAGCCCAGCCCACCGACTGCGGTACGATCTAGTTCCGTGCAGGGCATCAGCGCGGCGAAGGCCGTCGCAGCCGTGGACGCCGCATCCCCGTAGGTTGGCTCCAGCCGTATCCTTTGGATACTGGGGACCAAGGAGAGAAGCGGGCCGCGAGAGTTACCGCCGATCCCTCAGACCGGCTCAGCCCTCAGCGCTCCGACCTGGAGGTTCGGAGGGGCCTGTCTGCGCATGCGAGTGTGGGGTGGCCCGGCCCGCTCGGCAACCATCGTACACCCGCGCTGGTTGCTATCTCGGCGGATTCCACCAGCGCCGTGGGCTGCGCCACTCCGAGAGCAGAAGGCTCGCCTTATCGTGGTTGCAGGTTCGGCATGACGGACTGATGTTCTCGGGGGAGTTCGTCCCACCACGGCTGCGAGGAACGATGTGGTCAGCCGTCAGCACGCGGCTCTTGTATTCCCTGTACTTCCCTACGGGGATGACCTCCACCATCGTCGTCAGGCAGTACGGGCAGAGCCACTCAAGTTCGACCGCCTTCGCCCGTGCCACACTCACAGGATCGCGCCGAGGCGTTATCTCTGGCGGTTCCGGCGGCGGCCGTAGTGCCTGCGGGATCACCACGCGAAAGACCCACTGACACTCTGGACAAGCCATCCATGGACCGTATTTCCTCCGTGTGCTGCTCGCAAGGAGGCCATCGGGTACGAGATCAACGTGACAGTTCGGGCACAGGCAAGCCTGCACCAACTCGGCGTCCTCCTCCTCAACCATCACTGTCGGACGCTCCGTCTTCCACCTGACCGCTCGCGGGCGAAGCGCCTCGTAGTGAACGAACTGTGGCGTGTACTGCGAGGTGTCCGGAAGTTCAGCCACCATGTCGCGGAGGATGCGCCCCCTTATCCCACGGACCATGTCGTGGGGGAGGACGTGACGCACCGGTCCCATGGGATCGCGAAACTCACGCAAGGCGGTCATGTGCTACGCCGCCTGCGCCGCTTGGCGTCCTCTTCCGCGACGTTGCAGGCTTCCCACAGAGCGTCTTGGCACACCCGGCTTACCGCGATCTCGACACCTTGCTCCCGGAGACGGTCTAGTCGTTCCACCAGTGGGGCGGGCATGTAGATGTTCGCTCGAAGCCGACTTTCGCGAGCTGGCGGCCTCGGCTTGGGGATGCGCCACGGTGGGGGTGTGTTCATGCACGCAGTATACACACGTTGGCTGCGGCGGTGGTTGCAAGGGGCGGCCAGCGTGAGCGATACTTGCTCCCAACACCTCGGCTACTACCCGAGGGAACGGCGCTGACCGTTCTAGCCGCCGCCTTGCGGGCTCATCGTACCCGCATGAGGTACCACATGTCGATGGTGCGGACAGGGGAGGTCCGGTGAACGTCGTGCTCTGCGGCTCCTGCAACTGCCCCTTCGACCAGCGCGGGTCGCTCGCTCCCGAGGAGAGAAACCCGGTCGAGCGATCCGTCCCTACTCCGGGTGATCGCGTGCGGCTGAGGTCGGGCACCAGGGCGTGCCGACCACACCTCCTCCGCATCGAATCGCCCAAAGACCGCAGGGTCCGCGAACCCTAGCTCACAGCTTGGGGCGGGGCTGGAGGGAAACCGACCGGCTTCGAGCCCCAAGTGAGGACGTTGCAAACCCACACCACCCGACTTGAGCGGGGGGGCGTTGGGGGGGCGTTAGCACGCCCGTGGCGGATTCCACTTGTTCGTAGTGAGCATGCGAACGCAGAGAGCGCTCACGGTAAGACTGAGGGCGACCGGCGGCGCGTAGGGCTGGCCATGGGAGCGCAGGCCGAGGGTCGGAGGCAGACGTGGCACGGGCTGAGCGCAGCGGATGCACCACTGGAGACGTGGTAAGGGCACGCGCGTGGTTGAGAGGCACCCTAAGCGGAAAAACCCGCCGCGCGAAAACCGTGTGACGCTAGCAGGATTCTCGTGCCTCGGATCGTCATACGTGCGCAGCCCACGCACGGAGGCGACCGACATGCACCCACGCAGCACCCTGGTGGCTCTCGCTACCGCCGCAGCCGTCCTGATCCCCATCACAGGTACGCAGCTGGCCCGAGCCTGCACCCCGCCCTGCTCAGAGTCGCCGGCAGGACACGGAGGCGGGACAGGCTCGCCGTCCTCGAGCAGCCGACCCGCGCCGAACGGTGGATGGCCACGCCAGCGGGCTACAAGCGCCCCGTACCGCCCCGCAGGCCAGCACCCAGCCCGACCCCACGCACAGCGGCAGCCACGGCCCTCAGCGCCGCCCAGCCCGAGCCCGTCGCCCTCGCCCTGAGCGAGTATCCAGTCTGGCGACACCCGACGCAGGTTGCCGTGATGGGTTGCCACGCTACGGCGGCTAGCGTGGTATACTACTGGCATGGACACACCGACACGAACCTCCGAGACCACACGGACAGAGACTGTCACCAACGGCATCAAGGTGGTCGGCGAGCATCCTGAGGACTGGCTCGACGAGTGGATGATGGGGCTGGCGAACCGCGTACGACGTGAGACACCAGATGGGACCATTGTCACGCTGGAGCCGGGTGTCACAACGCCGCATGGAACCGCTGGCGCTGCCGTCAGGATCGGCGTCGAAGGTGCAGGCGGCTTTCACTCATCGTTCTCGCTCAACTGCCTGCGCAAGTGGGTGGAGACGCAGGAGGGGGCCGAACTGTTCGTCCGCGACGTTATCTACGGGTTCACCCACGGATGGCTGGCGTGGAAAACTCGCCCATGGATCGACGATGTTCGTCGGTCGGTGCGCGAATCTCGATGACCGATCTCACCGGAGCGCGGATCACCTCCCTGCGGACTGAGGGCAGCCGACCCTACGCGGCTCAGCCTGAGACCGTGACCCACGCCTCGTCCATTGATGCAGCCCGTGCAGCACTCATGGGCAGGATGCGACGCGCTGGCCACACACCCGGACAGGCTTGGGTCGGCAAAGTCTCGGGGTCATCCCGCTTCTCGTTGCTCAGTGCTGCTGGCTACATCTGTCGGAGTTGTCGGTGCTGCTGGCTTGTCATCGAGTGTGAAGATGGTCAGGGATGGAGTATCGGCGCAATCCGTCCCTGCTCGCATCCGCAGTCGTGACCGAGCTTTCCGTGAAGGTCACCAGCCTGCGGATAGACGGCTCCCACCTCGTCGCGGAGTTGGCGATCGACCTCGACGCGCTCAACCTCGTCCAAGTCTGCGAGCAGTGCCGTCAGCCGATGGCAGGGGAGCGGAGCACAAAGCGGTTCTGCTCGGCGACGTGCCGGAAAGCAGCATATCGACTGAAGGGAGGCGCGGGATGATCGACTTGGCGTACTCAGAGGAGGGCCTTCCGCCTAACTCGCCGAAGCCCGTACGAGTGAAGCGTCTTGCACTCGCGGCGTCAGACTTGGCGGCGCATGTCGACGAACGTCGCCTACAGCGTGCGCAAGGCAGCATGTTGGTTCCCGCAGACCGTATCCGGGAATTAGTAGCGGCGCTTGAAGAGTTGTACCCCGGTGTCCTCGCATACACACGCCAGTACCACGGCCCATCGGCAGCACATCGGCGCAACCACCAAGGAGACCCAGCATGAACGAGATCCTGCGCGACCCACCGTACCTCGACGCCGCAGGCCACCAACTCGACGAGTTCGTCAAGGCAAGCGACAGCGCTCAGTGCGAGTGGGATGACCTTGTGGCTGGTAGCCCGTCGTGGGACGCTGAGGACTGGGGCCGATGGGTTCAGAATGTCACAGCTGCGGCACACGCCGTCGCCAAGGCCATCATGGACGGTAGGTTGGCTGCACCAGATTCCGATCCCCACGCCGACTGCATGCCCGGATGGTGCGTGCTCCCTCCCAGCGATCCTCGGCATGAGAACCACCCAGTACCCACACACGGAGGCTACGTATGAGCATCACTGAGCAGATAGCGCACATGGTCATAGAGGCGAGGGAGGAAGGCTGGCGCGACGCCATCGCCCAGATGGGGGCAGACCCCGATCTCTATACGCGAATGGCTAGGGTCATCCACGCAGCACGGGAGATCACTGTCCGCGAGCGCGACGATACGCCACTGGCTCAGGCCCTGCGGTCCCTTGATGTCTATGTGGAGCAAACGGGTGACCCGATCCTGCTACCGCCACGTCCTGAGCCCTGCGGGGAGTGCGGACGGCGATGAGCGACTGTCAGCGACCCGACTGCGACCTTCCGTCGCCACACCTTCACGGCGATGAGTTCGGCCACCGTGATGCCCTCCGTGCCCTCCTCTTGGCTGGTGTCATCCGGCACGACGTGGACATGGTCGATGTCCTCATCCGTCCCCTCGACGAACTCGTGAGGGACGATATGGTCGATGCGGTGCGCACGATCATGGAGGCATCGCATCGCCCTGTGCCGAATGCCGGGGACGGGAGGACTGCGTAGATGAGTCCGAGTATGGGTGACGACGAGACGATCGCTGACGAGACTGACGTCGAATACACCCCGCGTACCTTCGACTCTGCCACCACGGCAGAGGAGCGGCTGGCAGTGGCAGAGGAGTTCGTGGCGGGCTCCTCTAAGTACGAGGTGGACAAAGAGGCGTGCGGCTGGCTAGTTGACGTCACGCAAGCCGCAATTGAGGCGCGGGCGGCACTCGCACGGGACGACCTCATCACAGCGAAGGTGGCGCTGGACGTCGCATTAGATTTTCTGCCACCCCCGCGCAAGCCACGCCGTAAGCGTACCAAGACGGAGTCAACAAAATGACCACGGACGACCGATTCCGCCTGCCGCATCCGGACGTATGGGCCATCACGTCCAGCGAAGCCGCCGAGCGCATGCGGGCCGTCGCAGAGGCCACGCGCGGGTTCCCGTCGCTACTCATGCTGGACGCAGCGGCGACGAGTGTGCGTACCCCCGTGGAGCAGACCGGCTACGCCTCCGAGGTGGTCGCAGAGATGGACAGGACGTGGGAGGCACTCGGGCTCATCGCGCTGCTACGCCCGCCTCCCTCCCGCCGTCGCCGTCTGTGGCTCTGGCTGACCCTAACGAAAGGCCAGCGCCACCATCTCTACCGCAAGATGTGGGGACGCTGATATGGCTGAGCGGTGCGTCGACGTGACCGAACTGTACCCGTTCTACACGCTGTTCGAGGACGGCTACTGCAAGACACAACCGTGCTGCGAGTTCACGGACACAGAGCTGGCTGACTATGTCCGCGTGTCCACCGAGTTCGCCGCTTGGCAGGAACGCCTTGCCGCCATCTGTGACGGCTGGATACCACGCCGATGAGTAAGTGCGCTACCTGCGGGACGCCCGTACAGCGGTCCACCGCAGCCGCTATCGTCTGGACGACACCGCCGCAGTTCTGGTGCTTCGCATGCTGGGACGGTGGAGACACGGCCGTGGAGCAGTACCGGTCCGCTCAGAAGCCGAGAACCGACAGCCAACGATGAGAGTGCGTCTCTGGCGACTACGTCCGACCACCCTGCGCGTGAACGTGCTGCTACTGCTCTCCGCGAGACGTGCCACCAGCGCCGACAACCTCAGCCATGACATGGGTATCCCACAACGTACCGCCCACTCGCTCCTCGCAGAGTTTGCGAAGCGTGGTTGGCTGGACTTCCATGGTCCGTGGTCTAGCGATGGCCAGATGCTAGATTGGTACGCACTCACCGACGCAGGGTGGGCAGAGGTTCGCCGGCACTGGCCCCATCCGCATGCCAAACGTCGCCACGTCAGGCTCGGTAGCTAGGCCACGCCCTCGTCCACCGACGCATAGTCGCCCTGAGCCGCCCATCCCGTCATTTCGCCTCGCCGCAGCGTCTATATGGGTGACAGACCAACGTCACGGAGGAACTAGCCATGACGGTCGGAACCCTATCCCACGACGAGTGCCAGCAGGCCTTAGCGGAAGGCTGGACCGACCACCCTGCCGTCCGTGCCCACCTCGCTACCTGCACTGCCTGCGTAGAATTCGCAGACTCGCTCGCAGAGGTAGACCGACTCCTTTCCGGCATCGCTGCACCACCGCCGCCGCCGGACTTGGTCGACAGGGTCATGCGTGCCATCAGAGAGGAGCAGCAACGCTAGCCGCTGCCAGTATCCAGACTGGCGACTCCGGTTGCGGACGCTAACGACGCGACCAGCCTGTTCGTGCGTTCGAGATAGACGTCGTTTGGATATTGCGCGGTCGTGATCTCAACATCGCTGATGACCACCTGCCCCACACGGCCAGCCACTCTCGCTTCATAGATCCGAGCATGCATGTGCTCGTTGCGCCACGTCATGAGGTAGTCGCCGCCCATATCCGCAGCCGATGGTTCAGGTCGCGGTATGAGTTCGATACCGTCCGGGTGCTGTGACCAAGCGCCTGCCTTCACTTGCCGGCGACCTCCGCATGTCCGTCGCACAGTCGGTACACGGCCTCTCCATCCCAACAAGTGACCGCCTGTGTGGACGAGAGTGCGCAGACTCGGGCACGCCCCGAAGGATAGATATCCCACTCGCAGCGGTGGGGCACAAGCGCGTCCAGCGCAGCACGAAGTTCGGCGTTTTCGACGCGCAGAGCGGTCAAGCCAGCGTCACGGTCCAGCGATTCGGGATCCAGCATGGCTGCCTCGGTCACGCCATCGACCACTAGCATCACAGTGTTGGCGCCGTACGTTACCTCCCATTGGTGGCCGCCAATACTCACCCCGACCAGACGCGCGTACTGATTCACGCCGCTACCGCCTCCCGCACTGTTCGCCACCCGACTACGTGCGAGCATGTATGGATCCGTTTCACGTCGGGGCTCCGCTCTGCCCGCCTGAGCATGTCCCGTGTCCCGTACGAGGTGGCGATGTAGTCTGCGAACAGGATCGCCCAGTCCGGTCGTCCCTCGTCCAGCATGCGCTGGTTGCGGATCACCCCTGCGGCACGACCGATGCTCCAGTCTGCGGGGAACGCCACCACCTCGATCCCCATGGCGTAGGCTAGCCGTGCCGCGATGCTATCTGCTCCTCTCGCAGCCCCGTGGATGAGGACCGTGGGCCGCGCACGCTCCAACGCCTGCCGGATGGGCACGGGGTCGTCCCAATACCGCGAACCGGCGATGAGTAGCCTCACAGCCCGATTCTACCCCGCCAGCGCCCGCCTGATGCCCTCCTCCAGCATGACCTTAGGCTGGTAGACCTCCAGCATCCTACGCGGATCACACACCCGGTAGCGGACGCCTGTGGGGGCATCGGTGAGGTGCTGGATGGTCGGGCTGTAGCCGGCGGCGGCGCAGACCATGGCGGCGAGTTCGTCGAAGTTGACCGGCACGCCTGAGCCGACATTGAGCGGGCCTCGGACGTCCTGGTCAACCGTCGCCATGACCGCCCCGACGATGTCCTCCACCGCTACCCAGTCGCGCACCTGCTGACCGTCGCCCCAGACCACGAACGGATCCTCGCGATGCAACGCCCTGCTGATGAGTGAGGGGAAGGGGTAGTCGCACGACTGGTCACCGGGAGGCCCGTACCCGCTGAACGGCCGGAACACGTGGGTGCGCACCCCGGCCCGCTCGAGGTGGCGCATCAGCGTCTCGCCGACCAGCTTGGTGAGTCCGTAGATGGCGTCAGGCTGGCGGATGGCGTCGAGGTCGATGTCCGTCTCACGTAGTGCGTAGTGACTGAGGCCCATCTGTCTCGGGTCTTGCAGGTCGACCGGGTACGCGGCGCTGCTAGAGAAGTACACGACGTGCTCGGGTCGGGTCCGCTGGCACCACAATGCGAACGCCGCGTCGAGTTCAAGGTTGGTCGCCAAGAACAGAGGGCTACCGTCGATCATCACGCGGCCACCAATCTGGGCAGCGCAGTGGACAGCAAGATCGAAGTGGTCAAGTCCAGCACCGCCATGGCACGGGAACCAATCGCGACAGTCACGGCCCTCGGCACCGCAGGTGAACATCGGATCAACCCGATCAACCAGCCACCCGTCCTCCATAAGCCGCTCAGCGAAGTGTCTGCCGATAAACCCGGCCGCTCCGGTGACCAGCGCGCGCTTCACCGCGAGCCCTCCACGGCACACTGCCAGCCGACACCCGATACCAGCGGCCACTCGGTGAGCAGGTACCGCCCACCAACGTCCACCGCATGTACGTCGGCAAATCCTGCCTCCGTGAGCAGCGTGACGAGTTCCGCTTCGTGGCAGTCCCAGTGATGAGCGTCGCCAGCCCATCGCGGCGGTCGGGTCTCCGCATGGCAGGAGCGGCACGTCGTCTCGTCGATCTCTCCCGCGCGGAACATGGCCTCAGCGCGGAGGACGTCCGGCCCGACGCACATGATGGGCGCCCCCGGCACCATCCGCTCCCTCAGCACACGCAGGGCAGGGACGACGGCGTCATGCGGGATGTGTTCGAGGACATGGCCGCAATACACCGCGGTGAGACCGGAGACGTGCGCCGGCAGATCCGTGACCGACGCTACGAGGTCAGAGGCGACATGCTCGTTCTGCACCACGTCGATGTTCAGCCAGCCCTCGGCTCGCCACTCCCCGCACCCAACGTTGAGTCTCACAACGCAGCAGTGAACAGTATCACTGGAGCAGTGCCCAGACCACCAGCGCGACGCCAGCCGCGGTGATGACGGTCAGTGTCCAGAACCACGCTCCCACCAGTGCGTCGATGCGTCTCACTGCGCCACGCTCAGGTCGTACCCGCGCTCCTCGATGCCACATAGCGCCTCGGGGTAGTGTCGCCCCACGACATCGTGACGGACGTAGGTGTCCACTCCGTATAGCCGCTTGGCATCCCAATAGAGGCAGGGGTCATCCGTGAGCCCAAGGTCGATGTCCCAGCGCCAGCGGATTGAACGAAAGATAGACCGTTGCAGCATGACGAACGCCGCGGTCGCCATGTGGCGCTTCACCGGGAAGGCATACCCGGGCACCACGGGGCCGTCCAGGCAGTACCCCGGCACGTGACCACCGACAATGGGCCAGTTCACCTCCAGCAGCTTGGGGATGGCGTCAGGTGGTGGCTCACAGTCTGCAGCGAGGAACAGGAGGTGCGTCGCTCCGATGGACGTGGCGTAGTCGGTGGCGAGGTTCTGGCCGCATACCAGATGGCGACCGCGGTTCTCAGTAGTCACCACGCTACGCCCGTCGTCAAGGTGGTACGTCCACCACTCACCGCATACATCATCTAGGCGCGACATCAGCGACGCGAACGGCTCCAGCCCGCGTGCGTCCGTCTCGATGGCGCAGAAGAACCGCACGTCAGGGTGACTAGCCTGCATCGCCTCAGCGTTATACAGCCACGCTCCCCAGATGTCCGGGTGACCCATGGCGAAGTGCGTGAGGGTGGAGCAAACAGCGATCACGGCGCGTGGTCGTCTTCGTGATAGGGCACGCTGATGGCGGTAAGTGAGGCGTCGATATGCACAGGCGGACGACCAGCGAGCACCCAGCGGACGTACCAGGCGCCGTGCTGAATAGCCCTTAGAAATCGCCTCACGCCGCATTCTCCCGCCGCACCCTGAGCGCCTCGCCCCATGCTGTCGCCCAATTTTCAGCGTGGCCCTCATACGTGAGCCCAGCGGCCACCTCGCGCCCCCGTCCTGCCCGCTCTGCACGGTACTCCGCATCGGTCAGCAGGCGACGCAGGCCAGCCAGCCAGTGGCGTGGGCGGGATGCGAGGTAGCCGGCACCAAGCTCCGCAAGGCGTGCGTACTCGGGCAGCGGCGAGGCGACGAACGCCACCCCCAGCGCGGCCATCTCGAGCGGCTTGAGGGCAGACTTCCCGCGGTTGAACGCCGTATACGCCAGCGGTGCGATCCCCACGTCCAACCGTGCCACCTCCACAGGGTACTCCGCGAACGGCATGAACGGCACCACCTCGCCCTCTACCCCGAGCGCCGTCAGGGTGGCCTCATCCCCCACCGCGCGGAAGGTTGCACCGGTCTGACGCATGGCCTGAGCGACGGCCGTCCCAACCACGGCGAGGTCCGCAGCGTGGACTTCGACCCTGCCAGCCCAGCCTAAGACTGGGGCAGAGGCCGCGACGACTTGAGGTTGCGACCCTCCGTCCATCGAGCATGCCCCATCCGCGCCAAGATACCACTCTGGCACGCAGTTGCGCAGTACCCTGAACCGCCCATGCCGCCCGTACCGCTCAGCCAGCGCCGGGGTGCTCACCGTGACCATGTCGGCCATCCTGCACGCCCGCTCGAGGTGATGCCAGTTCTCCGCAGGGTTGGACGGGTGGTAGGCCGCGAACGCCGGGTTCCCCGGGTCGACCGCCGAGAGTAGATCGTCCACGTCCATCACCACCGCCGTGCCCTGCCGCTGCCAGGACGGGATGCAGTCCACGATGTCACGCCTGCACACCCGCTGGAAGACCGCCACGTCGCAGTCGAGCGGCTCGGCCCATGCCACCCGCGGCCCGTCCGACGTCTGGCGCCACACGGCCTGTATGTCCTCCCGCCTGCCCTCAGCCACGTCCATCCCCTGCGCAGCAAGGACGTTCGCAGGGAAGACGAGCCGGTACATCGCACAGCCGTCATAGCGGGAGGCGGGGTAGTAGCGGACGCGCACCCTATCGCCGCGATCGAGCCTTTTCGTACATGTCTCGGTAATCGTTCGCCGTGTGCCACCAGAAGAGGCTGCTGAGCAGCCCCAAGCTGACGCCAGCGATGAAGCCGCCGATGACCGAGCCGCCATTACACCACGGGATGCCAAGGATGGTTGTGGCTACCCCACCGACTACCCCCAGTGACGCGCCGATCGCGCAGACCTTCAGGGCGATACGGTCCTTGGCGACACTATGCATCAGACCGCCGGATCCTGCGTGATGACCACCGCCACCGCGTCGGGCACCGGCACAGCTACCGCGATCGGCCATGTCAGGCTGTCCACGGAATGTCCGTCCGCGTCCGTGGCGACCGCCGTGAGGACGGCAGCACCTTCCGCCACGCTCGTCGCAGTGCAGGAGCCGACACCTCCGGTCGATCCATGGTCCACTACCGTGGCTGCTGCCTCGTTGTCGATCTTCCACGAGATGGTGGCGCGTGGGTCGATCTGAGTTTGGGCGATGTCGAGATATGCGGTGGCATGGAAGCTCGCGGTATTTCCTGGGGCAACTGTGGAGAGCAGAGTGGACACGATGATCCTCCGATAGTGTCGGTCGATACTGATGGCGAGATGGTACCCGCTGATGTGCAGTGTGTCGCGGTGGCCGGTCACGGCGGCAAGGTCGATCCCAGCAAGGCGCGTACCATGGCCCTGATCCGCTCCTCTGGCAGCGCGTCAACCCAAGTCGCCACCGTGCAGCACAGCGAGAACTTGTCGTTCAGGTCGTACGCCTTGGCGGTCGGCCCCATCCCCTCGCCGTAGCCGTAATCCCACTCATAGTGACAACTCACACAGCACTCTGGACACTCTGCGTCCGTGATATCGACGCACGAGATGATGCCCGTGATGGCCGTGGCGCTCTCGTCACTCATCCGACCCATTTTACGCTGCCGCCTCGTCGGCGCTAGATGCATCGGCTGGCGCTGCGTCCCCACCGCTGCCGGTCGGGCCAAGATCGCTGCCCCACAGCGGTTGATCGGCGGGAACGTCCGCCTGGACCACTACTAGATAATGCGGGCAATGCGAGTGCGCTGGAAGATCTAATGCCAGCATAGTGTCGGCGTCGGCAGGATCTTGCTCGCTGCTCATGTCAACCATTTCCTGGCAAACATCGCAACTGGCGTCTTGCGGTTCAACCCATGCCTGCGTGCCGGTCTTGTTCTCCTGCTGAAACTGGCTGGCAGCATCATACATGCCGCTTGCAGCGTTGTCGCCAGACCACTGATCTGCCTTCGATGCAGAGCGTCCGTCGCGCCAGTCAGACATCGCGCCAGTCAGGGCGGCTCGCCGGTCGGCGTCAGAGGTAAGCGAAGGGTCATCCTTCACCGCACCCCAAGCGCGCCATGTCGCTGCCGACGCGTCGGAGTTCCAACTCTTCACCGCCGAGTTCACCATGTCCGCCGTATCCAACTGGAGCTGGCGCAATGTGGCAGGATCGGTGATGTCGGTGAGCGGATCACGTCCGTGCGCGGTGAGGCCAGCGTTGATCCCCGCCATGTAGCCGTCGGTGCGCACAGCCGTGAGCGCGTCGAGGAGATCGTTGGTGGAGGCACTGTCGAAGTGAAACGCGGAGGCGGTCTGAGAGACGAACAGCGGCTCGGACAGCGCGAAGATGGCGCGCTCTGTCTCTGCCCCCGTGAACCGCTCCACCGCTGCACGTAGGTCAGCATCCTCGCTATCGGAGAGCGAGAAGAACGGGTCGATCACCTTCGCACCTTCCCATGCAATATCCGGTCGCGTCCCCGTGGCACAAAGGTCGAGGTAGCGGTGCAGGGCGCGGAGGAAGGTCGGGTCGGTCAGACGGTCAGCGAAGGTTGGGCCGGGCTCCGGTGCGGCGCCAGCCGGGTCGATGTACTCGGACTCGGCCTGCACGACGGGATCGTCCGCAGCGCTCTGCGTGGTGTCGGGCTCTGGGAGATCGGACGCATCAGGTGGTGCAGGAGTGTCTGTGGTTGCCGATGCGCGTTGCTTCCATCGGTGCACTGAGCTTTTACTCGGACCCTTTCTGTCTGGCCCGGACAGCGCTGCGGCTGTTTTGCGCAGCGACCCATGTACGGGCAGGGCGTCGAGTGCAGCCTGACGGGTGTCGCTTGGGTGTGCGAGCTCGATACGGTCAGACATCACTGTTCTGGCACTCCTCGCTCAGCCGGTCAATCTCCTCGGCTGGCAACTTCTCCGCAGCGATGATCTCATCCCGCGCACTCGGGATGGACCGGATGAGTTCGTCCAGCTTGATTTGCAACGCCTGCGTGGACCGTCTCTCAGCGACAAGGATGAGCGGAGCAGCAAAGGCGGCCTCCACACTGAGACACAGGTTCAGCAGTACGAACGGCGGATTGTCCCAACGGTGGGCATACCCGCTCGCGTTGACGGCCACCCATAGGATGAGCACCACAGCCTGAGCGAGCAGGAACGGCCACGAGCCGATCAGCGCGACAAGGCGGTCTGCCAGATGGTCGCCAGACACTAGCGCGACGCCTCAGTGCCCATGTCGTCCCAGCGATTCACACGGGTTGCGGAGATCATGCGGTGGTGGAGGTGGTTCTGTGGCAGCAACCCAGCCTGCGACGTAGGCTCGGCGCAACATCTCGCGCACTGTCGACAGCGGGTAGGTATTACGGATGGGAGGATTACCGATGGCCTCAAAGTCGGGTCGGTCACCAACAACCCGCAAGGCATAGTGCCAAGCGCGATGCTCAGCGTCGGTCATCTCGTGCGCTCCGTGGTCAGTGCCCATGGGTCCTCGCATCGACATGCCACATCACGCAGATAGCCACGCCCGCGCATGCCTCGGCGATGGCGACAGCGGAGGCAATCCAGACCTCGACGGTCACGGGTGTTGTTCCGTGGTCTCGTGTATCCACCTCCAGGCTCGACCCTGCTCTTCCCTAAACGTTCGGTATTCTGGTTCCTGTGACCGCAGTATCGTCAGTTTCGTGACGAACGAGGCGGTCAGTTTGACCCGCTGCATGGCGAGGTAGTTGGCAAGGTCGTTCCAGTTGTCCAGCGGGACGCGATATCCTCCCGTGGTCTCTACGTCCATGCCGCTATCCATCACCGCTCTCCTGTGCAAGCAACACACCGGCATGGGCGAAGGCATCACACACGGTCACAGGGTTGGTGGCGCTACACGTCATGTAGATAACTCCCATCTGTGCCACGTAGCGTTCGCAGTACTCGCGCTCGGACAGACCGACCAGGGCGCACGCCTCGGCGATACGCGGCTCGCGGTATTGACGTCGAGCCCGCGCATAACGACTGACCATCTCGGCGTGAATGTCCGCCACTTGCATGGCGCCTACTCCGCTGCACGACATCGACACATCCATCACTTTACGCTCCCGTTCTTCGCACCGAGCACTGCAAGCACGTCCTGCACCGACCTACGACCCTGCCGTGCAACGATATCCGCTGGGCTCACGACCACCTTGCGCTTACCGTTCGCACTCCCACCGCCCGCCTTGGCCCGTGCGTTGATCTCCACAACCTTGGCCGCATCGGAGGACATGCGCGCGATCTGGTATGGCTTACGCCGCTTGGCAAGGCGTACGCTGGGCGGATCAGGCTTCTGCATGCGTGGCTTGTCGGCCTGCTCGAAGTAGTCCAACAGATACTCTCCCATCCGCACCCTCACGGCATCCTCGGCGGTGACGCGTCCACCCTTAATCTGCGGGCGGCGCCATGGCATCCGCGCCCTCACCGAGCGCTCAGCCATGGCGGCCCACTCGCGCTCGGAGAACTGCCCCGCAACCTGCTGGCCCTGCGGCGCTGGCACGCCAGAGCCGACCAGAGCCTTGGCCGCAGGGTTCACCGCCTGTCCAGCCTGATGCGGCGTCCCCCACCACGTCGGCGGTAACACCTGCTGGATGAGCGGCACCAAGGCTTCCGGGCCGAGCATCGGGTCGCGCTCCGGGAGGTCTACGAACTTGCGCAGCGTGTCCTCATCCTGCGCGGTCGGCATGACCCACCCACCCTGCGACAAGGCGAGCAGGGTCTTACCCATCAGCTCCATGTCCTTGCGTCCGATGTCCCCGTGCTGCAACTTCGGCATCTTGCTCGGGTCCGCGTTCGGGTAGTTGATGGAGATGAGCAGCGGGATGCCCGGACTGAGGTTGAGCACCTGCTCGAACTGGTTGGCGTCGCCGTTGAGTTGCGTGAGTTGGATCTGCGAGTGGTCCTGGGAGAGCGAGTACGCGCCGCTGTTGCCACGCTGGCCCAGCAGCAGGTACTGGGCGAGGAACGGAAAGCACATCGCCGCATCGTAGGCTTCCCATGCCGCACGAAAGGCCGCGCCCTCCAGCGAGTTGTGGATCACGTCGACCGGTACAGCCTCGGTGGTGACGATGCCAGCGTTCTCATGGATGCGGTCGTTCTCCACGATCTGCCGAGCCATCTTGCGCTCCTCGTCCGAGTAGTCCTGCGGGAGCGTGGCCTTCAGGCGACCCATGCCACAACGCTCGAGGGCAATGGCCTCCAGGCGACCGATGGCACGCTTGTACCGCCATGCCTCGTAGCACTCGCGGAATGCGCTTCTCCCCAAGAAGTTCTCGCCCTCGAGGTCGTTGACGAACAGCAGCACCTTGTCTTTCGGCAGGTAGAACAGCGTCCCCGATGCAGGATCGCGTTGTACGATCGTCACGAGTTCGCGCCTAGTACCGCCATATTCGGTCTGCACTGGCTCGACGTCGAAGCGATACAGGCTCAGAGGACTGCGCCACGCGAGCTTCTCCCACCCCCACTTTCCAGCGAACTCCCCGGATGGGATCGGTCGATAGCACACCTCCGAGGCCCCAACCCCGTACTGCTTCATGGCACGCATCTGCTGGCGCAGCAGATCGTCGTATGACATCGTGCCGAACTCCCACAGGCACCAGTGCGCGAGGTCGGCTTGCTCAACGTGATCGGGTTCCTCGCTCGCAGGTTCTATAAACCAGTCCGCACTGCGCAGCGGGTTGATGGTGGCGCGCACACACATCGCCAAGGTGGCGTCGTGCCCCATCTCGCGCCAGACTTCCATGCCCTTGGAGCCTGCGAGTTCGGGGGCGCGTTCCTCGTAGACCAAGCCGCCAATGATCTGCGTACCGCTGACGCCGAGTTCGTCGAGGTTCACCGCACGTCGCAGTTCTGCCGGCATGGCCGCCAGCGCGGACTGTGCCGCGGCGAACTCGGCGCGTGTGGTCCTGGGGAACGCCCGACCGTCAGGCCCGAGGAGCGTCGCCACCTACAGGTACTGAGCCATGTAGTGGTCTGTGGTCTGCGCTGGCGGGAGGTGCCTAGTCGCGGCGCTGTTCGTGCTTGTGGTGCTTCCGCTCACCGGCCGCAGGGACGGGACACGCAGATGTAGGGTGCGACGGACCCGCGATCTCAGCGTGGCCTTGGGTGTCGGCTGTCCCTGTCCCATCGTGGGACGCATCGTGGGACGCGGGACGGGGTTGCCCTACGTCGGGGTAGAATGGATGTCATGAGGTGCTCTCGTGGTTGCGGGGTGGATAGCGTGGGTCGATGTCCACACTGCGTGAAGCGTCTGTGCCAGAGATGCATGGACGACCACCATTGCAGCAAGATGCCACCCTGTCAGAACTGCGAGCGGAGCCATCCATCACGGGTGGTGGGATGGCGCTGCGACCACGCCTTCCAGAACGTAGAGGGACATCTAGATCACCGCATCGAGTGCCCGGTCTGCACGAACCTAGAACCCATACCGCGACACATTGGCTGCTACCTGAAGCACAGGCCTAGCCAGCGGGAGACAGGAACGGTGGTGACATTCTACTGGTCTAGCGCAGACGGGAGTGTGGGGCCGCTGTCCCACACCCTTGCCTAGCACTAGATCCCAAATGCTTGACTAAGGCGGCGGGTACCTAGTCGTATCTGTCGCTGACAGACCGCACATCCGGTTGACGATCGCCAGTATACGGTCAAACCTGCGCTCAAGTGCCTCTTCGAGTTCGCCATCGTCAACCCCAGTAGCAGCCAAAACGTCTCCGTATCGCTCACCACTCGTAAACCAGCGGGCCGCGGCAGCCTCTACACGGCAGACCTTGCAGTAGGCCACGTCGGCAGCACCCGTAAGACTAGCCCCACACGTCACGCAATCAGGCCGATCGTCCGCGATTGTCATCACGCTCCTCTATCTGGCTGCCAGAACGGCACCGGCGCTCCTCGACGATCTCACTCATATCCCGATTCTACCTGCTCAGACCGTGTCAAGCCTGCCCCGCACTCTCCGCAGCAGACCATCCGCCACACGCCCGTCTCCGGTACGGTCTCCTCCAGTGTCCACGGCGCAACGCTCTTGTAGCAGTACTTGCAGTAGATCCAACGGCCCGTACCGGCGAGGCGGCGGCATGTGATCCCGTGACCACCGATCCACCTGTCACCCGCGTCTGCAATCAACCCGTTGTCCTTGGCATGATCCACCAGCACCTCAGCCAATGTCCCACGCTCCCGCCGGCCCGCCACCGACGATGCTCGGGCCGCTGATCGTCTCCAGCGTCTCCACCACGCGGCGTGCATCCTGCCGCGGTCTGTCAAGCACGGCGAGAGCAGCAGACAAAACTAGGTCATCGTGCGCCCCCACCTTCGCGCCATACACGTCCCGCCCCTCCTTCGCCCGCGTCTCGAACACCCGCAACTCGTCCTGCAACTCGGCGACCATCGTACGCGGACCGACAAGGCGCTGCGTCTGCAGCAACGCCTGCAACCGCGACACGAGGAAGCCCTTGCCGACCTTCAGCCCCCGCGCACTTCTCGGCACGACCCTGCCCTTGCGGTCCGCACCGTCTGCCGTGACCACGTCGTGATACCCGTCCCCGCTGACGATCGTGACTGGCACGAGCCGATGCGAAATGCCTGCCAGTTCTCGCCGCAGGATGTCCACCACCGGGATACCGACCCCCGTGGCATCGACGTAGAGTTCTGGCACGATGCGAGGAAACTGCTGCCGGAGCCACTGGACGATGACCCTCACGCCGATCGCCACGTCGGTATAAGGTGTGCCGAGCGGTGCGCGCTCGATGTGACGTGCCGTGTAGAGCGGTTCGAGCGACGGCACGCGCGGTCCTGGCAGGTGGTCGAGCGGGTCGATGTACACCGGCTGCGTATGCCTCACGCCAAGGATGCCGAGTGGGCTGAGCGGGTCGATACCGATGCTCATCGAGTCCACGTCCGCTGCGGTAACATGACCCAGCGCTGCGGGTGCGTCGGTCACCTCACACACGGTCACAGCGCTAGAGTCATTCACCTTGCCAAGGTCGACTCCTACCCTAAGCCGCATCAGGGCCAGTATCCATTGGATACGGACTCACCCCATGTCCGTGATGCCGTACACCGCGAGGGAGATAAGTTGGCTCGCAGAGAGGAACTCTGGATCCGCGCCCTGCGTGAACGCCCGCCGGTAGGCCACCTCCAGCCCGCGGTCGGTCAGCGCCCATGTGGACGCGTCCTCGGCGTACATCTCCACGAGGCCATCGCGGACTGCGCAGTACCAGAGACCGTTGGCTGCATCGATGTCCAACTCAGGCATCCGGGCAGAGTAGGCGCAGACGCGATCTGCCACAGGATCACCGCGCCCACCCTGCGATGGCCCACGGCTCCACGTCGTCGCGCGCCATGGCCTCGATGTCCTCGGAGCGGAAGGCAGCGGTGATGGCGTCGGCGAACTCGCAACAATACTCTCGAAGCACGTACTGCTCCCCGAATCTACGCCGCTCTGCCTCGATGAACTCCGGTCGGATACGTGGACACTCCCACCACGGCACCTTGATCTTGAGCCACGCTTCCTCTTGCGCCTCGGGTGGCAGTCGGAAGTCCCATTCAGGCGCCTCAGTCCAGATGTCATAAAACGCCCCTGACTTGGCATGCGCAGTGCTGTATAGCGAGATGCGTCCATGCGACACGGCGAGCATTGGGAAGACAGCCATGTAGAACTCGTCTGGGACGTAAGCGGCCTCATCAACGATGAGCTTCTTCGCTGTGAAGCTACGGACGGTGGCGGCCTTGCCTGGCACAGCCAAGATGCGCGAACGGTTCGGCATCTCGATGCGGAGCACGGAATCGACGCCGAGGTCGTCGTCGTAGATGCTCCCGCCGATGCTGTAGAGCGCCTTCGACTTGCGCAACATCTCTGCTGCCTGATCCTGCTTGGCCGCAGCGATGATGATGTCGCCACTATTCTCGGTCTCGGCGGTATGCAGGGCGTCTGTGGCAGCCGTGGTCGACTTACCCGTCTGGCGCGATGTGAGCGCGATGACACGCCGTGCCTCGGTACGCAGAATCAGCGCCTGCCACGGGTCGGCTGTCATGCCACCGTGCTGCATCCGCACCACCGGGTCAAGGGCAGCTGCCAGCCGACGAGCGGGAGACAGGGTGGCCACAGTCAGCCGCTCATGCCGCCGGCTCGGTCGGGGCCTCGATGGTGTCGAGCAGTGCGGCCACTTGCACCCGCGTCTGCGCGTCCAGTCCGCCCGCAAGCCGCTGTTGGATCTGGACGAGGATGCCCGCCCCCACAGGTGCGGCGTCGTCGCCAGTCAGCTTCATCGATCGGTCCACGGCCATGCAGATGGTGGACATGATCGCCTTCTGATCTCCAAACGTCGGCCGCTCAAGGATATGCTCCATGAACTCGGTGCGAGTGGTCGTCACATCTCCGTCCTGCTCGCTCACCGTGCCCCAGTGGAACGCCGTGCTCGGTGCCCATAGGTGCTCGAGGAACTTCTCGGCCTGATCTTGGAGGGCGACCGCGAACCGCTGCCGGCGATCTTTGAGGGTCAGTGCAGCGACTGTGGTCGCGGCCACCAAGGACGGGATGCATCCGGTTGCTACCCCAGCCCTCTTGGCAAGCGACTTCACCGTGCCGAGAGGGATCCCGGTACGCCGTGCTGCCTCTGCTGGCCCTACCTTCTCATACAGGCGAATGGCCTCGGCACGCTCCTCGTCGGTCCAGCGCAAGCGAGGCACGCTCAGGTCCGCGTGCGGATCACATCGAGCATGGTGTCGCCCACTACGATCCCAAGCCCCACGGCCACCAGGAGCGCCAACGGGGATCAGCAGACGCATGCGTGACCCGTTCGTCCTCGGTCGTGCACAGCGGCTCGCCGAACTCCGCTGCGTACCGCTCGATACTGTCACGCCGCACGACCGGCAACCCATACCGTTGCGACACACGCTCCAGCATGGCCCGCCACTCCTGCAGGTCGATACCATCGTCCGTCAGCCTGAGCGGGTACCACGCATCATCGGCAAGCAGGCAGATCGGCTGGGCGTACTGAGCGCGGATGACGTGCGGTCCGCTCTTGCCGTGGTACGTGACGCCATAAAGGAGCACAGCACCGACGACCGTGTCCAGTGATGCCATCCCGCGACTCCATAGTTCATCGAAGATGCCGGGTAGCGTCGTCCGTGCGTAGATGCCGCAGTCGCACTGCTGACACGGGGCATCGTGCGGCGCTAGCTGGCTATGCAGCCTGTGCGGCATGCATTCTGCGACCATCCGCTCGCCTGCTGGCCATGCGATCTGCTCGACGAACAGGCTGCTCAGTTCGTCGCCCACAACCCGCCATGCGCGGTATCCGACGATCGGAGGGCTCATGCCGGTACGGGCTCCGCAGGCTGAGGCACGGGCAGCGGCAGCACGATGGGCTCGGGTGCGTCACGCCGGTCTTCCTGCTCGTCGTGGTCGCGCCTCATGGCTTGACTTGACCAGCGCGTCCGACCGTCTCGCTCAGCCCCGACGCACGTGCATCCTGCAACCCAGCCTCATCGTATGCAGCACCTTCCAGCCACGCGATGTTCGCCATGCTCACCGTGCTGGTCTGCGTGACGATCGGTCCCAACTCCGCGACGAACCTGCGGCAGTATTCGTGCTCATCCATACCCAGTGCAGCCGCAGAGTTGGACACACCGGGCTGACGGTACTGACGACGAGCGTCGCGGTAGCGGGCCACAAGTTCGGGGTAGACGTTCTGCGCGGGCGTGTCGGTCATACCTTCGTCACCGATCGCACGAGCGGACAGAGCAGCCCTACGTCCGGTCCGCGTATCCCGCAGATGTGCTCGGATAGTTCGTGCTCTGTGAGATCACCGGGTTCTGCCGGACCGCCGTCGCGATAGTGGGACGGGTCGCGCAGCCACGGATACCGGGCGAAGGCCACCGGTATGCCGCCATGCGTGCATACCTCCCAGCCACTGTGTGTCCAGACGCGGGCTCGGCGGCGTTCCTGCTCGCTCATCGGACGCGCACCTTCACCACCACATGGCACGTTGGGCACTGCCAGTTCACCACGCCAGCCTCGGTGGTCACCGGCTCGGGCTGCATCTCCACGCCGCACGTCACGCAGGAGGCGGCCATGGTGTAGTCGGGCGGCTCTCGCTCTGCCATCAGCATCGCGTCCACCTCGTCGGCGAAGGTCGGGCGCGTCTCAGGCATGGATCAGCATCGTGAGCAAGGGGTCGGCCTGCACCTGACGCCAGAGGGATTCGGCGAGTTCTTTCACCACCGAAGCGCCATCCATCAGAGACTGCGGGGCTGGAGCGGTCAGGTACAGCCGCGTGGAGTGCCACTCACGGCGCTCTGATTCCCGCGAGTACGGTAGGTCGCCACGCTGGCGTGCGACTTGGCTCGGAGCCGGGTAGCCGATGGTGACCTCGAACCACACGCCGTTGCGGTGGTCGGCCACGTCGGTCATCAACTCGCGCTCGTCAGCCTCGACGGTGTCAGGCTCCGGATCGTCGGTAGGCACACCGTTGCGCCTCTGGTCCTGACGCTGGTGGGGACGCACCGTCTGCGGAATTTCCGCAGACGCCTCCAGTTCGCCCCTGATCTTGCCGACAGTCTTGTCATCCACACCTACGTCGGCTGCCACGCTGCGGTTGGAGGTCTCAGGGTGCCGCTTCAACCACTGGCGGACGAGGTCACGCTGCTGATCGAGGGTCAGGTGACGGCGTGAGACGTTGATGAGCCAGACGATCTCCCACTTCTCGTCGTCGGTCATCTCCTGGTCAAGAACGCGGCGCGGATATTCAATACCCAGTGCCGCGCAGGCCCTAGCCCGGTGGTGGCCATCGATGATCCGGCCATCGCGGTCGACAAGTACCTCTTGGCTGGACAGGTAGCCATGCGCAGCGATGCGGCTCACGAAGCGTTGAAACTCTGCCTCGCTCATCTCGGGCATGATCTGCCACAACGGCTTCGGGTCGGTGCTCACGGCTGCGCTCGCGCCTCGATACCCTCGGAGCACTTCGCCAGCATCACCGCCTGACACGCTGGGCAAGTCCATGGAAGTTGTTGGGAGCGCAGATCGTCAAAGAGTTCCGCTGCAAGTGCCATAACATCGTCAGTCAGCATGGTGGTGCGGGATGCGCCTGTCGTTCGCGGTCTCCCGGCGGCTTGCTCCTCATCTGCGGATGAGTGTGGCGAGGTGCGGAGCAGACGGGCCGCTGATCCACCGCCTCTCTGTGGCTGGCAACCTTCCCAATCCGCGCAAGCCGTCACGCTGCGAAAGATACACCATGCGCAGTGGTGGTGTGCAAGTCGTGAGCAAACCCGTGGTCTCGGGTGCAACTCTACGGGCTGGATCTGACCCGCGATCCTCGCACGCACACGTGTGACGCGGGTCAGGTGCGCATCACGTGTGGGCGGACGCGCATGGGAATGCCACGGCATCGCACTACCGCGGCCCCGTAGCCCTGCAACCCCCGAGCCCTGTATGATCCGCACCATCACCAACCCACGGAGGCACAGCCCATGGCACCCCGGACCAACCTCGCCGGCGCGGCGACACACTCGGACGTTCCCGAGGAGAACCACCGCACCGCCACCATCGTCTTCGAGGCCGAGATGACGTGGGACGAGTTCCACGAGAAGGTCAAGTACCTCAAGCGGCGGGTCGGGTCGAACGAGGCCACGATCGTTCGCATCACGGACGAGCACGGCAGTCCGATGCAGGCGCGCGGAATCGGCAGTTTCTGACCGAGATGGCGGGCGGGACGCGGAAGCACGCGGTACGGACCTACCTCGGAGGCGCCGAGCGCGACTGGCTGCGAGACATGACGGCGCGGGCCTTCGCTCTATACGGCAGCATCGTCACCGAGCCCGCCCGGCTCCTCGCCCTCTCGCGGGTCATCCGTGCCTCGATCCGGGTGGCGATGTGTCACCCGGACGAGGTGCTGGAGGAGATCCGTGCAGATGCAGCGAACGCCGAGGAGGGCGACGAATGATCCCGGCTGCCGCCCTGCTCGTCGCCGCGGCCACGGTCGTCGGGCACGCTCTCGGCGCCCCCATCTGGCAACTGCTGATGGCCGACGTCGGCATCCCGATGTTCCTGCTCGGCTTCGTGTGGGCGCTTGTCCGCATCAGCCAGCCCGCGGTCTACCGGCCTGCCGCTAGGCCAGTCCGCGGCGTGATCGTCCACCGGCCAGACGTCTACCGCATCCCCAGCCAAGAGGCGCTGGCCATCCGAGGCGGGAGGAACGACGCGGCATGAAGGGGCGTCATGTTCACCGCTTCGCCTACGACTGCCCCGAGTGCTTGGCACGGGAAGCGCTCATCACCGACCTGACAGTGCTACTGCGAGAGATGCGCGCGGTGATCGTCGGATACTCCAAGGAAATGCCACCCGTGGACGATTGGGCCAAGTCCATCCGCAAGGCGGTCGCCGACATCGACGACGTCTTGGGCACCACCGAGCCAGCGCCGTGAGTGTTCGCATGGCTGGCTCTCTCGCAGCGGCCGGGTTCTGCGCCCTCGGCATCGGCTGGACGTGGAACTCGCTCAAGACGCCCGGCCCAACGCCCGAGCAGATCAAGATCGAGACGCAGGCGCAGGCCCTCCACCTCTCGCAGGAGCAGAAACAGGCCCAGATCGACGCTGCGAACGCCAAGCTCGACTCGGAGTGGCATGTCGACCGCGCCTCGACCTGGCTGCGGCTGCTCGAGATCGGGGCGCTGGCCACCCTGACCGTCTGCGTGCCTGCCGGGGCCGTCGCTGGTGGGCTGCATCTCTGGCACAACCGCGACATGCCGGACAAGGCGACCGGGGCAGTGGCGTACCGCGGCCTGACGCCGGAACTCCGCATTGCCGTCAACTCCGCAGCCGTGCAGACCCGCAACCTGCTGGCCGTCAACCCCGCCCTGCCGCACGGGCTGGTGAACCTGCACACCGTCAACTCGCCGCGGATCACCGGCCCCACGGCGCTCACCGAGGAGCCCGCACTGACCATCTCGCGCATCCCGGACGTGCCTCCGTTCGGCAGGCTGATCGCGGCCGGCGAGGTGGGCGGCAACCGTCCCCTCCTACTGGGCTACGGCGAGAGCGGAGACGTCCGCCACGAGGGCGCGGAGGAGTTCTCCATCGGCATCGCCGGCATGCCGAACTTTGGCAAGTCGAACACCGCCGCCGGCATCATCGCCCAGCACGTCCTCCGCGGTGCCGATCACGTCCTCTGCGACCCCCAAGCCGGCAGCAAGCGCAGCCTCGCCACCCGCCTAGCACCGCTCGAGGAGGCGGGCCTGTTCCTGCTCCCGACCGCTGTGGACGACAAGGCCATCCTCTCCGCAGTCCGCACCGTCCACGGCGAGTTGAAGGTGCGACAGAAGCGGCAGATGCAGTGGCGCAAGGACCACGGTCCCGGCGAGCCGGCTCCCAAGGAACGCCTCCTGGTGCTCGCTATGGACGAGTGGACCACCACCCTCCGCGGAGAGCTCGCCACCGAACTGCCCCGCATGCTCGCGGACATCCTGCAGGCCGGTCCACAGCGCTCCGTGATCGCCCTGCTTCTCGCCCAGCAGTGGGCCACAGCGTCGGTCGGCGGCGGTATGGTCCGGGACGTGCTCTCCGCGGGGATCATCCACCGCTGCCGCACCATCGACGCTCGCATGGTCTCCGGGATGCGCTCAGCCAGCCTCCCCGAGGGCATCAACACGCTGGAGCAGGGCGAGGCCGTGGTCTTCGCTCCGGGCGTCGGTCCGGTGCGGCTGAACATCCCCCGCCTGGAGGCGGATGACCTCGTCGAGGTGGCGCGGATGGCCGCCGCGCAGCGATCGAACGGGGCAAGCGGAAACAGGCTCGAAAACCCGTTTTTCGGGGCCATAACACCCCCCAAGACCCTGTTTCTGGATGCCCCGACACGGGACGTCGGAAACGGCGAATCTGATCTTGTTTCGGGTGTTTCTCGCGCGCAGGCGCGTGCGCGCGTTGGAGACGCGCTGGCGGATCAGATCATCGCCATGTGGCGCTCGGGCAAGAAAATCCCTGCCATCGCCAAGGCTCTCTATCCGCCCGCGGTGGGGCAGGAGCGCCTCACTGGCCCCCGCTACTACGCCGCCACCGATGAGGTTACCGAGGTGGTCCATGAGTGGTCGATGGCACGCGAGCAGCCGACCCTGGCCATCCTGCCGATGGAGTCTCCAAAAACTGAGGAAGAGGCGTGAGCCAGTATCCAGTTGGCGACGGGCTACTCCGGGCTGGGAGAAATGGATACTCGATCTCGCGATGCCAGCGTCCGACAGGTAGCCGAGCAGTAGACACGGTCACGTCGTCCACGGCTGGGGCGATCCGGGTCAGCGGTGAGGACGGCGAACCAGAGCAGGCACTGGGGGCACTGCCGCAGGCCATCGCTGAGGATCGCCGGGACGATCTCGACGGAGCGGGGGCGTGGCATTTAGCGACTCCCGTTCATCCAAGTCACCGTGCCACGAGACGAGCGATCCACCAGCACATTGCCGTAGATCGTGACCCTCGCTCCCGGCCGTGTGTGGAGTTCCACAACGTTGCCGTAGATGGTCGCGTCGCCACGAATGATCGCCCGATCGGCGTTGCCGTAGAGGACGGCCCCATCGCGCTTGGGGGAGAACCACGCCACATCCTCCCTGACTACCTCGCGTGGAAGGCTGATGGGCTCGGATTGATCAGCTCGGTTGCACATGCCTTGTGTCCTCGTGAGGTGGTTGGTGGTGAATGGCACTCAGCGAGGCCAGTCGGCGAGCACGGCACTCTGGTCGGGGATATAGCCGTAGTGCCCGCGGATGGCACGCAGAACGAGGTTGCGACGCTCCATCTCCTCGGCCCATGTGTAGATCCGTGCCTGATCGGCGATCTCCCAGTCAAGTTCGGCCACGTCGGTCCACTCGGCGGGATGGTCGGCGAGGCTGTGTGCCCGGAACTCGGCAGGCTCGTCGAACAACCGCTCGCAGTAGACGCAGAGGTAGACGGGGTCGGCGACGGCGGGGGCGGTGATGCTCATGGCCGAGTGAGGCGGTTGACGAGGATGCGGGCCTTGGTCTCGCACTTCGCGCAGATGATGTGGGTGGTGGTGTTGGTGCAACCGGGGGTTACGCACTGGCGGCTGGGGCTGCTGGTCATCTCGGTGCTCCGTGGTGTGGTGTCCATGCCAGTAGTATACGCATAACCAGCCTTATATGCAACACCCCGTCACATCTCCGTTGCCGACCCGAGGAGGAGGACCGATGACCGACGAGCCGCGCCGTACCCACTCCGACGAGTGGTGCATGGCGATCGAACGGGAGAGGCTGGCCCGGATCGCTGAGTTAGAGGCTAGGCTCACGGCGATGGAGGCAGAGGCGGACGCAGCCAAGGCACACACAGGCGAACTCACCGTTCTGCTACGAGAGGCACGAGGGCAGTGGGGCGTGGGGTCAATCTTCGCGGAGGATCGTGACCTCTGCGCGCGTATCGACAAGGCCGTCCCACCGGAGCCAGTCTGAGTTGACCGCCCACCGCACTCAAGCTCGCCGTACCGCAGCGTGATGTGGCTGCACGGTTCCGCGTCTACCCAGGAGCGGACTACCCGCCCTGTTGGCAAGAGCTCAGCCGCGAGTTTCGCCAAGGCCAGAGATGCAAGCGGTGCAAGACGGATCGGGCGCTACAGGCTCACCACAAGAACCGCAGACCGAACGACTGCAGGCGTGCGAACCTCATGGTGCTCTGCCGTCCGTGCCATGAGAAAGAGCACGGCCGCAAGTTCCCCGACCTTCCCGCAGGAGGCGTGATGGCGACCCGGACCAGACGACCGGCAAGGCGTACCGCCAAGGCGCCCAAGGTCACCCACGACCAGCGGCGCAACCTGCACGGCGTCGGGGCGCTCATCGCGGCGCTGCTCTCCATCCCGCTCCTGCTCATCCCGCAGGGCTCGATGCTCACGGACTGGCTGGGGGTGGTCGGGGATGCTCTGCTCGTGGCCGGTCTGCTGCTGGTCGGAGTTCGGTTGCTGCTGGGGCACGGTCACGCCTCGGCTGCGGGGGTGGGCATCGCTATCCCGGGGCTGCTCGGGCTGACCGCGTTGGTGCCGTGGACGCGGGGCGGGGCAGGGTCGGTCGGAGGTTCGCTGGCGGATTCGGCAGCTGGCTGGGTCGGGCCGTGGTGGTCGGTGGTGCTGTTCGTCGGCCTGACGTGCCTCGGCCTGGTGCTAGCCGTGGACCTTGATGTGCCGGTGGTGGCCGGTGCGATGCGCGACGGGATGCGGCGTGGGCTACGGTCTGAGCGACTGTGGGGATGGATCCGTGGCGAGGAGAGCGGCGACACGGAGGAGCCTGCGGAGGACGAGACGCACGCTCCCGCTCAGGCTGGACGCAACTGGCAGGGCGTGCCGTGGCTGGCCGGCCCGATGCGAGAGGCCATGGCGAACCCTCCGCGCCCATCGGAGTCTCCAAAACCCGCCACGGATGACGGGCAGTATCCAGCTGGCGACTCCGGACAGACCGCGCTCATGGTCTTGCCAGATTTGGAGACGGGGCACTCAGAGTGGCTCCTGCCCCCCATCGACCTACTCGACGAGGGCAAGACCGACCGCGTTCGGCAGGACGCGGAGATCCGCGACACCCGCTCGCTGATCGAATCCACGCTGGAATCCTTCGGCGTCATGGGGAAGGTGATCGAGGTCAACCCCAGCCCACGGGTCACGCAGTACGTCCTGCAGCCTGCCCCCGGCGTGTCGGTCCGGCGCATCACCACGCGGCAGACCGACCTGTCCCTCGCTCTTGCCGCGACCATCCGCATCCAAGCGCCGATCCCCGGCAAGGCCGCCGTGGGCATCGAGGTGCCGAACAAGGCGGCGCAGCTGGTCACCCTGCGGTCGCTCGTGCAGGCCCCGGCCTTCCGCATCGTGGCCCGTACCGGGCTGGCCATCGCACTCGGCGCCGACCTGTCCGGGCAGTCCGCGGTCGGAGACCTGACGACCACCCCGCACCTGCTGATCGGCGGCGCGACGAACTCCGGCAAGTCCGTCTACATCAACGTCCTGCTCGCCTCGCTGCTGTTGCAGGCCACCCCGGATCAACTACGGATCGTGCTTATCGACCCCAAGGTGGTCGAGTTGGAAGGGTACGCTGGAATCCCTCATCTGCTGCGGCCGATCGTCAACGACGCTGATGAGGCGGTGGAGGCGCTCCGCGAGGTGGTCGACGAGATGGACAAGCGGTACCGAATCCTCGCCGGCAGTGGGTCGAAGAACATCGCCCAGCACAACACCAGGGCTGAGCCCCTGCCCCGGATCGTGGTGGTGATCGACGAGCTCGCCGACCTTGTGCTCCGGGCAAAGGATGACGTGGAGGAGGCGCTACAGCGGCTGGCTCAGCTTGCCAGGGCGGCCGGTATCCACCTTGTCGCAGCGACCCAGCGTCCCTCGGCGGAACTCATCCCCGCGGACATCACAGCGAACTTCCCGAGCCGCATCGCCTTCCGCGTCTCGAGCGGCGTGAACTCCCGCGTCATTCTCGACGAGATGGGAGCGGAGAAACTGGCGGGCCGCGGAGACATGCTCTGCCGGTTGAACGACGACGGAGAGACGCGCCGGATGCAGGGTGCCTACGTGAGCGAGTCCGAGATGGGCCGCCTGATCAGGCACTGGAAGGGTCAGCGGAGGGCTGGATAGCAGAGAGGCCACTCCAGCGCTAGGAGTGGCCTCTGGTCCGCTGCACTTCCCAGCGGTGAGCGTGATAGCCGTGTGGCTTCTATTGTAGTGATAAGCCCACGTCCGTCAATCCCTTACCACTCGCACGGTCCACCATCGTGATAACTGCTGCACTCTGGGCAAACCTCAGTCACGCCTGCCTCCGCGAGCGGCGCCGACCTTCGTGGCCTCCCTGCTGCGTCCCACGCCAAGATGGTCGCCCGCCACCAGCCCTTACGTCCGCTAATCCAGCCGTCCTCGGGAGGTAGTTTGCGGTTCTTCTCCCACTGCCAGACTGCGGACTGCTTCACGCCGAGGAGGGCTGCGATCTCCTTCATGCCGAGCGGGAACTCGCGGCGGATGGTCATCGGCGTCGATCCTCTGGGGCGAACCGGCAGTCGTGGATGTGGCTGCCCCACTCAGCGAGATCGCACGAGCAGGCTGTCGACATGCGGACGTCCTCCTCGATGTCCGCACCATCGTCGCCCGCTAGAGAACGCGCCATGCGTCTGACAAGCCTCTCCAGTGTGCCGATACGCTCCAACGCTTCGTCAAGGCGCGGGTCCAGGCATCTGCTCTCATCACGTGAGCGGTCCATTTCGGCGTCAACGTCGAAGTCGGTGCTCATCGCCCGTCCCCCGCATCGGCGTCCATATCGCCCTGCGCCACCCCGCCGTAGTTGATGAGCAGGAACAGTTCGCGCTCCTCGGCCTCGGTGCGGAGCTTGGTCTGGTATGTGGCGACGGTGGAATCGTTGAACCGACGCTGCACGGGAAGGGTCAGATCGGAGTACGACACCATGTCCGTGGTAAGGTTCCCGCTGCCCCACTGCCCTGCTGTCGCCTCAGTCAGATCGTCCTCGGAGAACCATACGGCGGGCACCGCGAGCCGATCGCCAAGGAAGTCGAGGATGGCCTCGATGCGCTGCTTGCCGTCCACCACCCTGTCGGGCTGCATGATGTGTCGACTGTTGAGGAACACCGCGCCAACCGGCAGGCCCATGAGCAACGACTTGATGAGGTTGCGCTTGCGCTCCACACCCCACACCGAGCCACGCTGGTAGGGCGGGTTGAGGTCAAGGCGGTCGGGCTGGGCAGCGAGCATCCGGTAGTGGTCTACCGGGTAGGAGTACATCTGCGGGTGGAGTTTCGGCAGCCCGCGGGTCGCCGTGATGTCGGTCATCGGTCGTTCCTCCTTGTGGCTTCCCCGAGACTTGGGAAGGTCATCGGGTTGTGCTCATCCGCGCAGCGTCCACTCTTGCCGCCCGAGTCGCATCCCGTTCAGCGATGCGCTTACCCTCGGCGACCGTCGCTGCGTCATTTACGAACTCCACGCCGTCGTGCTCGTAGACACACACCTCCCAGCCATGTCCGCCGATCTCGGGCAGGACGGCCCACTGACGCTCGCCGATGGTCAACCAGTAGGAGCACGGTTGTGGCTCGGTGCGTCGCACCCATACGGCGTCGTTCCTGGCGATGTCGGTCATCGGTGGATCCTCCTTTGCGCCCGGGCTTGGGACCGGAACTTGCGCATTACCGGCGCCGCCAGCGCCGTCCCTCTGCGGAAAACCCGAGGACGGTGGCGCTCACCAGCAGCGTGATCTTGGTGCTCATTTCGCGCCCACTATCCGCAGTGCCACCACTAGATACAGCAGTCCTAGCCCCAGCAGGAACCACGGCTGCCCCGTCAGCATCGACAGCAACACGAGGCTCAGCAGAATCATGATCATCATCCTCGCTTCTCCGTGCGCTCGCGCCTCATTCCAGCGAGGATGCGCGGGGCGATACTGCCTACGGCGTACTCCTCGGCCTTGCGCTCGCAGCCGGGGCAGAGGCCGAGACGGGTGTGGCTGGCTCCGCAGGCGAGGCAGCGACGGGTGATCTCGGTGTCCATTTCGTGTTCCCGTTTCGGCCGGTAGCTGTCCGGCTCTCCTTCAGGCGGGAGGCTTCCCGCGACGGGAGGGGTAGGGTCAGGGAGTGCGATGCCGGTAGAAGGTGCCATCGCGCTTGACCGACTGGTGGTCGCCGCAGTGGTGGCAGATAGCCTCCGTCGTGGTGATGACGCCTCGTGCGGCGAGGTCGTGGTTGTACTCGTCGGTCCACCGCTGGCCCGATCCGGGGCAGTTGAAGATGCGCGGCCGGGGTGTGGCGGTCTTGGTGGTGGTGCTCATCTCGGTGTCTCCTGCGGGCTGGCTGATGACTAGAGTATACCTAGCTACTAGGTACTCCGCAACCCCCTGTGCCATCCGTTACATGGGCGCGACACCCTGCCTCGCCATGCTGAGGGGATGACCGCCTTCCACCTCGCCGTCCTCGCGCTGCTGGTCCTCGGCGTCCTCTGCGTGCTCCGCTACACCGCAGGCGTTCTCAGACGACCGCCGGAGCGTCCCCATACCCGGATCGGGCGCAGGTTGCGGAGGCTCCGGACACGGGGCCGTCGCGGCCGTTGACGGCATTCCGATGCCGTGGTATCGTGTCGGTATGGCACACCAGAGTCTCCTCGAAGGCGCAGCGGTAACCCCGGCCATGGGCTGGCGGTCGACGTGCCGTCAGGATGGGTGCGAATGGGACGCTCGGGACGTGAGCAAGTTCCGGGTCGACGTGGCCCGCATCCACCACGAACACCCGACCTTCGCGCCGACCTATATGAACATCCGCGACGACGAGGGGCAGAGATGAGCGACACTCGGTCGGTCGGTGGACGGGTGATGGCCTACGAGTCGGTCACCGCCACAGGACGAATCATCACCGTGTCGCACGCCACAGATGGCAGTGACATCAAGGTGACCGTCTCGGGACAGCGTTGGATGCAGGAGGCGTTCGACGACATGGACGCCGCCATGGCGCTCGTCCGCCGTGCCACGACAGCCGACAAGAGGCGCAAGTCGAAGACGGCGTAGCGTTGACCTAGCACGGAGCAGGTAGTACACCTGCCCGACATGGCCCCGGCAGTACGACCGGGGAGGAGGCATCGACATGGCAGACCTGGCACAGGCCATCGTGGACATGACCGCTGCGGCGAAGGGACGGCAGATCGCACGGGCCGAACTCGACGCAGCGACGGAGCGCATCGCGGCGGCCATCGTCGGGCCGTTCCGCTCCGGGGACAGCGTGACCATCTACCGGACGCAGGCGGGCTGGGTGGCTGAGGTTGGCGACGAGCGGTCCGCATCCGAGACGGTCACGGCCAGCGTGGAGCGGGTGACGTGGCCGACAGACGATAACGACAAGCCGCACAAGCATGGGACCAACGCTCTCGTCATCGACAGCACGGTTTACTCCACCCGTCCCGTGGTGGGAGCGGTCGGATCTCAGGTCGGTCGGCACATCAACATGTACGAGTACAACCCGGGCGGCATGTACGACCTGCACATGGCCACCGGAGAGGAGCGGCTGCGGTTCTGCGAGATGGCTCCTGCCATCGTGGAGGCGTTCCGCAAGCTGGCCGAGGTGCAGGCCGAGGAGTTCGCCAAGGGCGCCGATGCCGTGTCGAAGACGGTGGTGCGCTGACATGAGAGCGACGCTGGCGTTCATGGACGCCTTTAGCAACCCGAACGTGATCCAGTGGAAGTTGTGTCTCGCGCTGGCTGGGATGATGTTCTACATCGCTGGGCCAGCCGTATACATCGCGCTCCGGTTCGACCCGATGGGAGCGCACCCCGAGGCACTGGCTACAGGCGCGACCATCTTCGCCATCGGCTTGGCGCTCATCGGCATCGTGGTGATCTTCTGACATGGCAACCACCTCCACGATTCACGCCCGCAGGGTAGGTCCGCTCGTCGTCGTGAGCGGGATCCCCAAGACGCACACCGCCACCCGCGCGCCTCGGCGTCAGACCTATCGGAGGACCAACGCGATGATCCTCGGCATGCCGCGCTGGCTGGCGTTCTCCCTGCTGGCCCTGCTGGTTCTCTCCTGCATCGGGGTGCACTGAGATGGATATCGGAGCACGCGAGATGCAGTGGGGGCCGACGCACTTCACCTTGTCGGGACATATGTGGCCGCCGTGTGGCTGTGATTCCCCACCTCGTGGGCGGTCGATCGTCAGCACCCACCGTCGATCCTTCGTGACATGCCTTCCGTGCAGGCAGTGGCTGGAGGAGGTAGCCGGCAGGCTGCGTCAGGGTTCCGGTTGCGTGGAGGAGCACTGAGATGGCGTCGAACTACTCCCCCAAGGCGGACGACCTTGTGGCTGTGCGCGGATGCGTGTTCCGGCAGGACCACGGCAGGCACTTGGCAGTTGGGTTCGGCACGGGTGGATTCGAGAACCTGAAGGACGTGCCGGTCGCGCCGTGGATCGACCCGGAGGAGTTACGGAGGCTACGCGCAGAGAACGAGAGCCAGCGTGAGACGATCGCTTTCCAGCGTGAGCGTGAGGCCCACTTCGCCAAGGTGCTGGGGATCCCGGACGGCGGTCGGTACCGGAACGATTGGAATGCAACGCTGGAGGTGGTGCGCAAGATCGCCACTCTGCGCCAGCAAGGACACATCTCGTTGGAGCTCGCAGAAAACTCGACCTTGGCCCGCCTTGACGAGGCATGCGACGCCCTCGACGCCCTCGCCGATCTGCTGCCCACGGAGGATCGTGGATGACCGCGCCGTGGCAACTCGACCAGGACCTTGCCGCTCACCGCAACCGCCCGAGCGAGGCAACCCGACGCGCCATCACGCTCACGGCTGACGCGCTCACAGCGACCATCCTGCGCCGAGACGACGGACGGCTGGGTTGGGCTGCGATGTTCGACCGCCAAGCACAGAGCCTACTGGAGACAGCGTGACCACGCAGACCGACTACGACTCGCGCTGGGGAGTGTTCGGCGTCGGCCCTACCAGCCCACACGCCCCCGCCTCCGGCTCACCCAAGCCCATCACGGTCACCTGCGAGGAGTGCCGACGCAAGCACTACCTGGAGAAGCGACGATCCGCGGCAGAGATGTTCTGGCTCGTCTGCCACGACTGCGAGCTGTCCCTGCGCGTAGTGTTCGAGCCATGACGGACCGAGTACGGGTCTGGTGTGTGCAGTGCGCCGTGAGCCTTGACGACGCTGCGGCGGCTCACGACGGTGACGGACGGCCGTGGCATCCCGACTGCATGGTGGCGCAGGTAGGCGCGGACATGGCAGAGAGCATGGCGATCAAGGGGTACATCGCGCGGAGGGCTCGGTCATGACGGACCGCATCGACATTGACAAGATCGTCGTCGACAGTGAGGGACGCATCTCCCCAGCGGCAGCCGGTGCCCTGATAGATGAGGTCCAGGACTACCGCAGACTGCTGGAGCAAGGTCGACAGATCGTATGGGCATCGGAGCACGATCACGCTGACGGCGCTCGACTCCGGATGTACGGCACCAAGCACGTGTGGCTGGCCCGAGTGAGCAGCGCGCTAGGAGAGAGCCCGCCCCAGCACCTGGACCGTCTTTACATGCCCGGGGAGAGTGAGTGATGACCGAGCAACTCCAAACCGGTACAAACGCCATGAGCGCGGAGAGGTTCACCGTTGAGTTCTCCGAGAGCGTCTATCGCCTCCTCGCAGGCATGGCTTTGGAGCGTGGACAGACCATAGCGGACGTGCTGCGCGACGAGGTGTCTCGCGGAGCATGGTTGGACGACGAACTACGTCAGGGCCACCGCGTATTGATAGACCGTGGTCACGGACAGATTTCGGACCTCACCTTCGCGCATGAGGACCGCCTGAATCTTGCTGGACGGCCTGGGGTGAACCTGCCTGCGCGCGCCAGAGCCTACGTGCCAGAGGAGAGCGAGTGATGACCGAGCATCCCAGCCACACGCCAGAGGACGGAGCGGTCGAACTCGTCGCCACCGTCACCTTCCGCTGGACGTACACAGCGAACCCGTCCGACTACGGAGGCAAAACCGACCCGGAAGAGATGGCTGCGATCGACGCCGAGAACTACCGGAACGACCCGCTCATGTACGTGGAGGGCGAGCCCACGGTGACCGTGGAGCCAGCGGGCAAGCAGCGTGTCGACGTTGTGCTCACCCAGGTCGGACCGCGCAAGATCAACGTGATCAAGGAGGTCCGCTGGGCGATCCCCGGAATGGAACTCCGAGGCGCCCTACAGTTGGTCGATTCCGCCCCCGTTGTGGTGCGCGAAGACATCTACGCAGGCGACGCGGTAGCCATCGTCAACGCCCTGCGCGCCGAGGGTGCAACTGTCGAACTCCGTCCCACGAAGCGGTCGGCATGACGACGCGCCGTCGTGGTCGCTGGCACGCACGCTGGCAGTGGCGCCGCAAGGTGCTCCCCGGCGTACGCCTCAACCTCAGCCTCGGCGGACCATCCGTCACGGTCGGGCCAAAATGGTACCACCGCACCTTCGGACGGAACCGCTCGCGCACGGTCATCGACCCGCCCGGGCCGGGGTACATCGAGCGTGTTCACTCACGACGGAACGCCGCCCATGCGCGAAGACATAGCGCCCTCGGATGCCTGCTGGTCGTCATCGGCGCCGCGGTCGTCGCCACGATGGCGCTCCGACATGCCGTTACGTTGCAGGGCGTGCTCCTGGTCGTGGGCTGCTATCTCGGGATGCACTGGTCGATGAGGCGTCGAGGATCGGCGCGTAGGGAGGAGTACTGACATGATTCTACGAGCGCTGCCGTGGTGGATCGCCATCGGCATACTCACTACCGCCTACGTCTGCATCTGGTACGTGACGGCCCAGATATATGGGGGCATATCCGCCGTAGGGTTGGTCTACGCCGTTAGCTACGTTGGATATGCCCTTGGGCTCCTGCGAGAGGCCGATCGGGCCATGCGGAAGGCGTGATGACCAGCACTGACGACGTGCTCGCTAGGGGCGAGGAGTTGCGCCAGCAGGGTGTGGATGACGGTGGTGGGTTGTGGGCCATGGCTGAGTACGTGGACTGGCTGGTGGAGCACGGCGAGGCGCTGATGCGGGTTGCACGAATGGCAGGTGAGGCGATCAAGCAAGGCGAACATGAGGGCAGATGCACCAACGACGTGCTGGCTGGCGGTGATCCGTGGGATAGTTGCAGTCTCCACGCAACCTCTGCAGCCATGCGTCACGCGCACCTACAGGCTGCATACGACGCTCTGAGTGAGAGCAAGCCCGCACCGTGAGTACCATTACGGAGTGAGGAAGCCCACCGCCATCGTCCGCACCGCAGCCGACGTGGTCCGCGATGTGTGCAGCCGAGACCTACCAGAGCGCACCGTGACGTCCGGAGGACAGCCTGCGGACCCAGCCGACCCGACCGTATGCCGGAAGCTGCGCAAGGGCGAGGTGCATCCCTACGTGCCTGCCGAGGTAGACGTGTGGCTGCGGGAGAGGACGTGAGCACGCGCCAGCCGTGGCCTGTGGGGCAATTCGACATCGTCATCGCAGATAATCCGTGGCCAGAATGCTTCGGAAAAACCTGCTCCCGCTCCATCACCCGCCACTACGCGACCATGTCCCTACCCGATATCTGCGCGATGCCGGTGGAAGCCCTGACGGCTCGCGACTCCCTGCTCCTGCTCTGGGTGCCCGCGAACCGCCTGCATCTCGGACTCGAGGTCATGGCTGCGTGGGGGTTTCGATTCCGCACCTCTGGCGTCTGGGCGAAGCCTCGCTCTGGCACGGGAAAGTGGCTGCGTTCTCAGCACGAAGTGTACCTGCTCGGCCGGCGTGGTCGATTCCCGGCGCCGCGGCCCGGCCTGCTACTGCCGAGCGTCATCCACGCCCCCGCCACGCGGCACTCGCAGAAGCCCGACGATCTGCACCGCTGGGTAGAGACGACTTGGCCGGGGATGCGGTACGCGGAACTATTTGCTAGGCGCCCCCGCGACAACTGGACGGTCTGGGGCGATGATCCAGCGCTGGCCGCCTGAGCCCGTCGCGGTACGGTAACGCGTGCTGGACGGCATTCCGATGCCGTGGTATCGTGTCGGTATGAGGGACATGGCCGCGGCGGGACAGGAGAACAGCCCTCGTCAGATGAGGCGGGGGCCGCATGACACCGGCTCCCGCCTTTGACCCAGAGGCATGACCATGGCACTGCGGATGATCGACGCACAGATCCAGCCCATGACCCCCAGCGCCGTCGCCTTGGCCGCGTCAGGTGCGCTGCTGAGGGCTGAGGAGGACGGGGCCAGCCTGCCCACCTACGTCGTCGCAGCCCTGCACGCTGCGTCCGAACTGGCGCCAAAGGGCTGCCCCGAGTGCCCGATCTGCTTCGCGACGTTGGAATGCGACATGCACACCGAGGGAGCGCGATGAGACTGTCTCCGGTCCTGACGGTCGGCGCGGACCCACGCTGCGAGGCATGCGGCGGCGAGGGCCACGACGTGGAGCGTGATCCCGACACGCGCATGGGCACCATCGTGGAGTGCGGCTGCCTCACCGCGAACGCCGAGCGGGCGGCGCAGATGCTCTACGATCTCGGCAACATGCTCGACCGCTGGCTGGGGATACCGGGCGACGGCGCCTTCACCCCTGCCTTCGAGCTCGCAGCGAATGGAGTGACGGCAGAGTGATGACGTTCTACCTCGACACGGTCAGGCACGAGTGGCATCTCCGCGAGCCACAGGGCGTGAGGGACTACGTTCACCCGCTACGGGCCGTCTGCACACACGACCTGACCGACTGTAGCTTCACACACGAGTACGACGCGACACGGGGTATTCTGTGTCCCGGCTGCAAGGCGGCGCAGGGATGGACATGGGAGGATATCGTGCGCGGAACTCCTGATAGTGAGCGTTCTCATGAGCACGACCGTGGGTGAGTTCAGCACGCACGTTACGATGGCCGAGCACGAGTGCGCCCTCGGCCGCATCGCCGAACTAGAGGCACTGCTAGACCGCTACGCTCCGGAATGGCGCATAATCGACGGTGATCGGTGCGTGATGGTTGGTTGCCACGTTCGTGGTCCACACAGTCACGGCGGTACGATGGCTGCCACCGAACAGCCCACGTGAACCGATGATCCGCAGCCAGCCGTGCGTGACCGTCTCGGATCTCGGCGTAGGTGCCGGAGTGGTCGCCTGCGCTGCCGTCTACATCTCCCCGCTGGGCTGGGCGACCGGGCTCACCATGGTCGTGATACTGGCGTTGTGGTTCTGGGCGTTCGTGCCGAGGCGTCAGGCGTGAGTAGCCGAGTGTTCGCCGATGTCGCCGGTGGACCGATGAGCAGTCAGGCCGGGGTGCTTTTGCTGCTCGTCGTCATCTTCCTTCTCGTAGTCTTCGGCCTCACGAGGTAGCGGAGACCGGGCCGCAGTATCCAAAGGATACGCCTAGCCTTCGCGCTTCGCCTCTCGCTCCCAGCCCCGGATGATCGCCTCGGCGGCCTTGGCAGGCTCCGGGTAGCGGGCACGGAACCGGTACAGCGCCTCGCGGACCACCACGCTGATGTTGAACGCCTTGCTGCCGGCACGCTTCCCTTCGCGGACGACGTCCTCGAGCCACCCGTGCTGCTCGTCGTCCCACCACACACTGCGAGCCTTGGACGGGGGCGGCGCCGTACCATCGTCATCCTTTCGCCAGCTTCGGATGATGGCAGCGGCTGCTGTGGCGGGTTCCTCTAGGCGATCACGGAGACGATGCAGGGCCTCACGCGCCACGGTGGAGATGTTGAACTCGGCCCGCGTGTACCCCTGGACCTCACCCTCCCGAGCCACGGCCGCAACATAGACGTGAAGTTCGTCAGGCCAGTGGACACTACGCGCTCTGGGCTGGTGCGGGTCGGTTGGAGGGCTCACGTCTGCGAGATCGGCTGGATCACGTCGAACGGGCTCATCGGCGCTCTCTTGGTGGTCGAGTGGCGGGTCGGTGGGCGATCGTAGCATCGCGATACTCCGAACATAGGTTTGTGTTCCAGCACGACGCGCTACGTGGCGCGGTGCGCGGATAGGCATCCGCCCCTTGGCCTGCGCATCATGGGTGTTGTCAGCGTATGTACCGAGGAACAGGTGCTCAGCTTCTATGCAGGGCGGAACATCGCAGTGATGGCACACGCACATGCCCTTAGGAGGCGGCACACCGCCGTTGGCATCCATCCAAGCCCAGACATGGGCGCCGCGATACTTGCCAGCCCGCGCCTCCTGGGCGTGGACTCCTCGCTCCCTTGAAACTCCAGGACGAAACTTGCATGGCACAAGTGACCACGTCTTGCTAACTTCGATCACGCCCTCCATCGTATCATGGGAATGGCACGCCATCGGACCGCCGTCGTGCTAGACTACCTCCAACATGGACGCGCGACACAACTCCCTCCCCGTAGGCGCACCAGCAGTGCAACCCTCTCCCGCGCGTTCTCTCATGGCGGTGGCCCGGCGGCGTTACTCAGATCTGCACTTGGCCGCCGGGCCCACCGCTTCGGGGATGAGTAGATGACTGCCGAGGGCGGAGGATCCACGATGAACGCATCGCCCGCAGACGAGACCATCATCAGCACATGGGATCAGATCGGCGAGGACGGCTGGGCGATCAGCCCTATGTTGAAGTTCGCGAGCCTCGGCAAGGGGATGCATCAGATCGGATGGAAGCTCTGGCAACGGCAGGGCAGGTATGCGAACACCGTGCATGAAATGCGTGGTACCGACCGCTCCGTACTCGTCGACCTCATGCAGCAGTCCTCCGAGGTTACTGGTGTCAGCGCCACGGGCTGGGTACGCAACCGGCTCGGTGAGTACGTTCCACGAAGGGTCAACCGAACGCGCCCCATTCGTAAGTATGGCAGCGAGCGATGACTGATGCGCTGAGGTTCGCCGCGCTGCTCCCCACGCTATGGGCCGCGCACAACGTGGGTGACCACCTCGTTCAGACCGACCATCAAGCCGTGCGCAAGGCGCAGAGTTGGCGCGCCATGGCCGGGCACGTTGCTGGCTATCAGGCCACGCAGGCGGTGGCGGTCGGTGCGGTGCTCGCAGCCACGGGGATGCGCTGCAACCTGCGGGCTCTGCTGGTCGGCATGATGTTCTCGAGCGCCACGCACGCGTTCATCGACCGGAGATGGTCGGTGCGCTGGCTGCTGCGACACACGGGCTCGGCGGGATTCGCAGAGATGTCCACCCCGGTGAACGGTCCATACCAAGCTGATCAGGCTCTCCACCACGGGTGCCTGCTGATCGCCGCACTGCTCATGGCTCGGCGATGACCGACGAGACCGAGGAGCGCTGGCTACCGATCCCGTGGGCTCCCGACTACGAGGTGAGCGACTGCGCCCGAGTCAGAACGTGGCGACGGCCCGGGAACTGCCATCCACGGCTCGGCGAGTGGAGACAGGTCGCCGTGCATGGCCGCTGGCGCCATCAGTACGCCTATCTGCCGCGCCCATCTGACGGCAAGTACCGACCGCGCAACGTGGTGAGGATCATGGACGCGGTATTTGACGGGGAGACCACGCCATGACCAGTACCCTCCTCCTCGCCGCAGTCGCTCAGCCCGGTGTGGCCTTCGGTTCCGTCTTCCTCTCCTACATCTGGCTCGCCAACCTCTGCGTGGTGTGGGGGATCTTCGAGGCCATGAGGCGAGCGAGTTGGTGGCATGCCTTGGTGGCCGCCTTCCTCGTGGTCACCGTGTTCCACTTCGCGCACGGGATCTACCCGCTGTGAGCTGTGCCCGGATCGGTGCGCCGCTCGCGATTGTCTTCTACATCGTCCGTGGGTGCGGAGGGGTCTAGGTGGAACGCGTACCAGACCTCGTCTTCGCGGTCATGGGTGCCTACATCGCATGGTGGTGGTTCGGCACGATGAGGGAGGGGATCCGCCAGAAGGTCATCCCGACCGTCGTGATCAGCGCCATGTTCATCATGTTCGGCGTGTATGGCGTCTACACATTTGGGCTCCACGGCCACTACTAAGGGAGAACTCGGGTGCTCTTTGGTATCGCGTTCGGCAAACACCCCATGCTCATGCTGGTGGTGACACTGATCCTCTCCGGTCTGGTGACCGGCGTCATCCCCCTGCATCACCACCACTGACAGGGGACTTAGATGGCCAGCCATAGCGGTAGCGACGAACTGTTCGAGCAAGTTGCCGAGCGTCGGCGCCTTGAACAGCGAGTTGATCGTCTACTCGCGGCTGCGCGTAATGCACGTTATGTCGACTCTCTGTTCGGCGAGGGTTCCGAGGACGCCCGGACGGACGCCAAGGACGTCCACGCTCAGGCTCCATCGCCCAAACCCGATGCGTGGGAGCGTGTACAGCAAGGGTTCGAACTCAGTGACAACGAGGGCGCAGTGTGGACGCACGAGCTTGTGGACGCCGTAACGGATCACCCCGCGGTACAGGACATCGCCGCCGCCGTCCAGCGTGGCGAAGACCCTTGGCGTGGACCATCTGCTCCACCCGAAATGCGCTTCTACTGGGCCGTCATCGATGGCGACCGCGACGTTGCCATGGCGCTGGCCCACAAGCATGCAGCCGACCGGAAGTTCCAGCGCCAGATTGACGAACTAGAGGACGAGCACCGCGAGGAGTTGCTACCACCTCCCGACGCCGCAACTCAGGCCGAGATCATTCGCCTCAAAAATGAGTGGTGGGCTGGAGCACACAGTGATGACAAACGCGCTCAGCGCACTGGCTGGAAGGCATACCACCGAGCCGAGAAACTGAAGAGACGCCATTACGACGAAGCCCAAAGGCGCGGACTGCAAGAGCAAAGCGCCATCGCTCATGAAGGTACGTCTGTGCCAACCCAATCCAACGCCGCCCCCGCCACCACACACATCCCTAACCCCGGAAAGCGCAAGCCCGAGGGGTTCCCCAAGGGAACGCCCGTGGTGACCGATCGCGGGATCGTGTTCATCGAGGACGTGCGCCAGGGTGACCAAGTCGTCGACCACAACGGCCGGTGGGCTAAGGTCACCAAGTCACACAGGCACAAGGGACCGACTGCGCGCATCTCGGGCGACGGTCATCCACCGATCGAGGCATCGGACAGTCACCCCGTGTTGGTGCGTCAGAAGGACGGATCGCCGGCATGGGTGGCGCCGAGACTGCTCAACCCGAAGATCCACGAGTGGGCCACGCCGACGCACTTCGATCCGCTTCCGATCCCCGCAGGCGCGCCGGATTCGCCCGAGGAGTGGCATCTCGTCGGTAACTACCTGCGCAGCGGAACCATAAACGGTGACCGCATCACGATCAAGGCCACCGATCGGCGAGAGGCACAAGCCATCCGCCAGCATCTCACGGGCTGGACGGGACGCGAGGATAAGGGCGGCGGCGTCACGTTCGAGGGGCGCGATCAGGCTCAGGCGAAGTGGCTTGCGGAGCACTTCGGCGACAAGCCGCACACCAAGACGGTCCCGCCATGGGCGCTGGGAATGGATGAGGACCACCGTCGTGCGCTGCTGAAGGGCTACTACGGCCCGGACTGGAGGCCGCTGCCGACCGCTTCACCGTTCTTGGTGACGGGGGCACGGCTCGTCGCAGAGACCCTTGGCGAGCGCACGGACATCACCCCCGTCTGGTCTCCGTTCCGGCCCAAGTACCAAGCCGCACGGCTGGATGGCGGACATGGCGGTGGTGGCAACCACTCGTGGCTGCGCAACCAGCGTGGAGAGAAGACGGGTCAAGTCCGCGATCTGTTCGAGTTGGAAGTCGGCGAGGGTGGCGGCGGGTCGTTCGTCGCCGGCATCGGCGGCAAGGTAGTCAGCGCATGCGGCGAGAAGCAACCGCCCAAGCCGGACGCACGCAGCAGGACCGCAGCCACGCCACCGGCCAGCGCAGCGCGAAACGGCGGGGGAGGAGGCGGGAGCAGCGGCCGCAGCACACAGAGCCCTACCAGCAAGCCACGCCGCATCCCCTCCGTGGCGAGCATCGCGGACGCCCTCGGCTCCAGCGTGCCCGTGGTCGGCGGACGGAAGCCACGGACACCGCAGCGCAACACTGCCGGAGTTGTCACCCTGACACCTGCTCAGGAGCAGCGTGTTCAGCGAGGAATACGGTCCCTCGACGGCATACAGCGCGAGGAGGCCGTGGCCAACGCAGCCGCCGTGTCGCAGTCCGTCGCCTCTCCGCGTGCTCAGCGCGCGGCTAGGGCGGCAGAAAACTCGCTATTCCTCCGCGGTGGGGTTGAGACGAACACCTCCACGCTCGCACTCGACAAGGACGGCAAGGTCGTTGGAGTGCCTTCGCTTGAGGAACTACGGCAAGTCGACAGGATCAACGGCCACGAAGAGGGCACGGCCGCGTCCGTTCTCGCCAAGCAGCATGGGTTGGTGAAGGAGTCGGTACCGGACGTGTTGGCTGCGGAAAGGCCCGCTCGCGAGCAGCGCGTCATCCGCGACTGGGGCGATGCCACGACGACCAACCACCTTGGCAAGGTGACTGCGGAGCAATTCCTGCCCGGCAATCTCGCACATCCGAACGGCCATCCCGACCCGGACCCAGAGACAGCCCTGATCAATGATCCGCTCGTCAGGATGAACCAGGCCGGATTCGTGACCCACGGATCGCAGCCAGGCATCGCGAACAGCGTGGGCGCGACCGGAGCGATCTTTCACCAGAACGCGGCAGTGGAAGGATTCGCCACCCCAGATACCGCACAGCGCATCCGTGAGGCGGCTGAGGCGGAAGGACTAACCGTAATCCAGCACAGTGGAGCGGCACGGCGGCGTGACTACTCAGACATCGACCGAGAGAGTGACTTCGGCACGCATCTGTCCCACTCCGATGTCGACCTTGCGCTGGGAAACGGCGTCAACAGGAGCCTCCGCAGAGAACTCCACAGCGCCGAGCAGATCGCGGTGGTGGATCCAGACGTGGGCCGCAACGACCGGTTGGAGCGGTTCGCTCAGCGGATGGACGAGCAGCGTCGGTCTGACCCAATCAACGACGCGTGGATGGTTGACGACCTGAACGGCCTGCCACCAGGCACCACCGAGAACGACATACGTAGGGCGAACGGCGAGGTCGTGCCGAATCTGCGCGACGAACTCCATACCCCGGCGGAGCGCGAGGAGCGCGCAGCACGGATGGCTGCCGCCGATCAGGCACACACACAGGACCGCGTCGCCACCCCTGAGAGCCAGCCTGTCGCCGACGTCCGCACCTTGCCGCTGGATACTCCAGCGCACGACGCCGTAGGCCGGGACGGGTTCGACGGGTTCGCAGCCAACGCGGAGCGCCGTGGAATCGCAGCCACACCGGAGCATGCACCGCAGCCCGTGGTGACGCGCGTGGACGGCCGGCCCGTCACCGCAGAGATCGTGGACATGGCGGGAGCGGTAGGGAACGGTCACGCTGGCCTGCCGACCGCAGAGCGTGCGCGGCTCGAGGCTGGTTCGCAGGAGCCCGACCTACTCCAGCAGATCACTGAGGCATCGGCACTACGGGAGATGCAGACGGTCCCGGTCGGCCGTGAGCAGTCTGGACGCCTCCGTGACGCAGCGCCGATGTGGGAGCAGCAGGCCAGCACGGGTGCCCCGCGACAGAGCTCCCCCAACCCGCTCACCGACACGTCGTGGCTGCGCGAGGGCACGGAAAGGAATGCCGAGCCCGTCAGCACGACCGCACCGTCTGGGTGGAACGACGCCTACGCCACACAGGCACGGGTCGCAGCGGAGGCACGAGAGCGTGGCCTACCGGTGGACCGCGAGACGTTCGAGCGCAACCTTGACGAGGCGTGGGCGAGGTTGGGCGGGCAGGGTCCACGCACCGCACCGCCAGAGCACGAGCGGGGCCTGCGTCAGGCTGGCGAGCGCGATCTGCCTGAGCCCGTGTACGGACGGGGCCGCGCAGCAGAGCAGGACGACGTAGCGCCAGAGCACAGACGTGGGCTTGCGCGACCCGAAGACGCAGAGTTGCCGCCACCGCCTAGCGTCGACGACGCGCAGCTAGCAGAGCGCCCGCCCCATGACCCCGACGTGCTGGAGCGGCATGGCCTACGCGATCTGGCGCAGGACCACGAGCCGAGCCCCAAGCCCGCGGATAACGCCGGTGACGAGCGCCCTACTGATGGACCGTCGCGCCCTGACGCTGATGAGGAGCAGGACCGCGAGCAGGCAAAGGAAGCCCGCCCGGAGCCGGAAGCCAGCCGCGAGGGCGCGGACGCGAAGCCTGAGCGCGACGCTGAGCCCGAGAGAGAGACGGAGCTCGTAGCAGACCACACGCCAGAGCCTGAGCCTGCGCGCGAGACGGCCGAGACGAGAGACTTGGCCCCGGATCACTCCGCGGCAGAGACAGACACCACGCCGTCGCACGAAATCGGCGGCAACTCGCACGGGATGGGATAGGAGCAATGTTCAGCCGTCAGCAACCCGCCATGGTCGTGCTGGAGGACCAGAGCGGTCGCCAGTCCCGGCACTGCGTGGCCCCACGTCACCTCGACAGCACAGTGAAGCGTCACGTCGACAGCGGTGCGTTCCGAGCGGTTTCCGTGCTCCGCGAGGGCAGGGTGCCGATCCATCACCTCGATCCACCATCGGCACCCGCACCGCGGCGGGAAGCGGCGCCAGTTCAGGCCGAGGAGCCTGCGGCGTCCGCTTCCCGTTCGCTCGAGCGCGACATGGGCCAGACCACGCTCAAATCCACCACCGCGCTGGCGGCCCCGCAGGCAGCGGAGCACGACGCCTTCGCGGCTGGGCACGGATACGACAGCGTGGCCGCCGCCGACCCGATCGGGAACGCGGAGGCACATACGGGGACGATCTACGCAGCCCGCGGACTGTCCAACCCGAAGGGGACGGCGTGGGACCTGCGCATGCCCGATGGAACCACCGGCAGAGCAACGGCGCAGCACGTTGTCGATGGGGACTGGGCGCATCGGAAGGTGGTCGATGACTACCATGATGACTTCGCGGTGGTCAGCGGCAGGCAGGGGGACGGGGATGACGCGCTCGAACTGGCATCTCGTGATGCCGTGGCCGGTGACCAAGTTGCCATCGTCTCAGACCGAGGCGTAATCCCGACCACCGTACTCGGTACGCGCACCGACCAGCCTGCGTGCCACGACAACGCCTTTACCCGCACCGTGGTCGCTACACCCGTGGATCCCGGATGGTCAGGATCGCCGATGCTCCAGATGATGCCCGGACCCGACTATGGCAAGGTCGTCGCCGTTACGAGCATGGGTGACGAGGACACTGCGTGCGGAGCGCCCGCCTCGGTCATGCGAGAGGCGATCGGCGGACCCTCTGCGCCAGCCGAGCCAATTCGCGACGAGGCCGAATTAGATGCAGCACCTCAACTCGGTCGGTCACTGTAGGAGACACGCATGACCATTGACGTACGGACACCGGACACCACAAAGTTCGGCCCTCCATACCAAAAGATACAGACACTCTTTCAGCGAGACGACCGCAATGTCATCATCCCCGGCGAGTGGTCGGTTCCCGAGTTCGGGTTCTTGGCTCATTCCCCGTGGCGATGGACCGAGAAGATCGACGGAACCAATATCCGTCTCCACTGGAACGGAGAGACGGTGACGGTTGGTGGTCGAACCGACGAGGCGCAGGTGCCCGCGCCACTGCTCCGCAACCTTGATCCCTTGCTGCTGCCGGAGCGGTGGCGAGAGGTTTTCCCGGAGGCTGACGACGTCACGGTGTACGGCGAGGGGTACGGGGCCAAGATCCAGAAGGGAGGCATGTATCGCCAGGACCAGACCGTCATCGTGTTCGATGTACTGGTTGGGCGCTGGTGGCTCACAGGGGACAACGTCTCCAGCGTGGCGTCGGCACTAGGTCTTGACACGGTCCCTTGGCAGTTCACTGGAAGTCTGGATGAGGCATGGGGCCTGATCACCGCTGGCGTTCTGATCTCGAAGTGGCCAGACGCCCGAATCGAGGGGGTCGTCGGACGTCCCACTGTCGACCTGTTCAACCGCCGTGGTGAGCGCATCATGGCGAAGGCTAAGGTGAAGGATTGGCAGGACTACCAGCGCCGCGGGCAGGGTCGGACGTGAGCGACCACGGCTCGCTGCAGGAGATGCACATGGGTATCCTCGCTCGACTGTTCCGCCGACGCCGGACCACGGGTGACTGCGAACTCGTACTGCAAGCCATCCGCAGCGGCAACATCTACGTCATCGACATCCTCGCCTATACGGCTGGCATTCCGGCTGCGCGCACGTACCGAGCACTGGTTCTGTTGGAGCGGGACCGCAAGATCGCACGGGGATTCCAAGACAGCCAGCGCATCTATACGGTGCGAGTGACATGACAGATCACAGCGCAGACGGAACCGGGCTGTACTGGGCGCCCACCGAGCACGTTCCGAGCATCTTCAACCTGATTCCATCCAACGACGGCTGCTGGGAGGTTGAACCTGGCTCGCTCGCCGAGAAGGTCGTAACCGGCACGTCCGAGTACAAAGACGCTCACCGCGCCTGCATGGACTACCTAACATCTGGCGAGCCATACGGGAGCAACATGGAATTGCACCGCCAGTTCGGCTCGGAGGCGGCGTACAGAAACTCGCTCGAAGGCGCGGCAGACGACTACGCGACGAGGGCCGTCGCCAACGACAACTGGAGATGCGGTGGTGTCGTCTACCCGTACGTCGAAGGCTCGGCGCAGCTGTCCATGCCGATCCGCGAGCGCATAGCGGCCGAGGCGTCACGCACAGCCACGCCTGCCGCACAACCTGACGCCACGACCCGCGACCTGACCGCCTACACACCCGTCAACGAGCCCGCCTACGGAGGGCGGTCGCTGTGATCCTCCCCGAGATCGTCGCCGCTCTCGCCGGGATGAGTGGCCTTGGCTGGCACGGCAAGATGCGCTACGGTCCGCGCCTCCTCGCTCAGTACCACGCCTTCCCAGTGTTCCGCGACGGTCATCGCCTCCGTCCGCCCCGGCTACACTGCGTGGATCCCGTTGACCCGATCTGGTACGGCATCATCCCCGGGCGGCCAATCCTCGGCTGGGACAAGGGCAGGTTTGTGCAGGCTCCTCCGCGAGAGCACGTCCTGATCGTCGCCATCTCGCAGCGAGGCAAGACCGCCACGCTGATCATCCCCAACGTACAGGCGTGGCTGGGACCGGTCATCGCCACGAGCACCAAGCCGGACATCCTTGAGCACTGCAAGGCGGTCCGCGCCTACCGTGGTGAGGTGTGGGTGTTCGACCCCATGCAGATCCTCGGAGCCGACGACGTCCCGCCGTGGGTGCGACGCCTGCACTGGTCTCCGCTGCGAGGCTGCGAGGATTTCTACACGGCCACCAAGCGCGCACGGGCCATGGGGGTAAACGCCGGCAAGGGGGCCAAGGATCCGAGCCACTGGCAGACGCGGGCCACGCAGTATCTCGCGCCTCTCCTGTACGCCGCTGCGCTGGACGGCAAGGGCATGGGGCACGTCCGGTCGTGGGTGAAGCAGCACAACGTGGACGAGCCCGCAGACATCCTCAAAAACCGGATCGCGCGGTGGGAAGGGAACCCGCACCTCTGCCCAGACCGACAGGCGCTGGAGAACCTGGCCAGCCTTACCCTGCGCGATCCCAAGGTTCGCGAGAGCGATGAGGTGGGGTCTGTATGGTCCTGCCTCGACGCGGCCATCTCGGCGTTCGACAACCCGCGGGTCTTGGCGGATGCCAACCTTGCCGGCGAGTGCGGCTTCGACCCGTACGAGTTCCTCGGATACGACGAGCATGACCCGAGCGTCCGACCGCAGTTGGGCCGCGATCATGTGCTGTTCGTCGTCGCCCCCTCGGACCCGAACTGCGACCTGGCGCCGCTGACCACCGGGCTAATCGAGGAGATCACCGAGGCCGCCTATGCCATCTCGGACGGCCGGGGTGGGCAGCCATTGGAGCGGCCGTTCCTGCTCGCTCTGGACGAGATGGCGACGCTCAGCCCCCTGCCGTCTCTCACGCGGATCATCGGCGACGGGGGAGGACGCGGGGTCGTGCTCATGGCCTCCGTGCAGGCCATGGGACAGTTCAGCCTGCGGTGGAACGCGGAGACCGAGAGGGTGGTCCGCGAGGGCATGGCGGTCACCGCTGTGCTACGCGGGTGCAAGGATCCCGAGCTGCTCGCCAGCCTTGAGCGGACCGGCGGCAAGCACACCATCCACCGGACGACCAAGGCCACCGCACGCACCCACAGCCCGTGGTGGCGCCAGCAGTCGCCGACAGAGGACGACCCGTCCAGCCATGAGCGTCACGCCAGGAACAAGGAGCAGCGGAGGACCAAAACGGTCACCCGCACCGTCACGCCGCATGATGAATGGCGCTGGCCGCAGCACGAGATCACCAACATCGCAGAGGGCAAGGTCCTGATCAGCATGAGCGAGCGGATCACGCTGGCCAAGACGGTCTACCATGGCGACACTCGTCCGTTCGAGATGTGGGGCAAGCTCACGGTGCCGTACGGGCTCGACCAGATCCATGAGCAGGCGCCAATCGTCGACGACGCTGGCGTGCCCGAGGTGTTCGCTGATCTGTTCGAGAGCGAGACCATGGCCCCGCAACCACACACAGGAGAACGTCATCCATGACCCGTACCCACTGGACCGAGAGCGACAACCCCGACCGCATCGGTGCTAACGTCCTGCTGCGCGGCCTCTTCGTGGTGGCGCTGATCGTCGCCCTCTCGTGGGTCGGATATCTTGCCTACCTGCGCTTCGTGGAGGGGCCGGCGATCACACAGCACGGACAGAACGTGCGCCATAGCATCGACTTCATCCAAGGCGCCAACGGACGGGCCGAGAGCCTGATCCCCGACTATGACACCGCCGCGACGAGCGGTGACACGACCCACGCCAACTCGCTTCGGAATAACATCTGCTCAGCAGCCGGGTCGATCAGCCCCACCGAGCAGAGCGCCGACGTACGTTCCTTCGCCATCGACCACTGTGGAGCCCACTGAATGCTACGGAAGATCATCCTCGCCGTCCCGCTGACACTGCTCGTCGTCGGGTGTGACGTCGGCACGCCGGCCGCCAACAACGTCGAGAACAACGCGCAGGCGTCCCAGCAGCAGATTTACAACCAGGGTCAGCCGCTCCCGCTGTTCCCGTACAGCAACTACCGACACGCGCTGATCCAGTTGGAGACTCAGCTTGCCACCGGCACACCGACGACGTGGACGACGTGGGAGAGCTACGCAGGCAAGCCCGAAGGCGTCTGCAAGTCGATGGGCTGGCCAATTCCTGTGAACGTGCAACTCTCCAACCCGCTGCAGTCTGAGTTCGGCGGCTACAACAACGGTGCTGGCGTGGCCGTGGGCCAGATGGATCCCGTTGGCGTCTACCCGCCACAGAGCGGTATGGGAACGTGGGCCATGTGCCTCGACGCGGCAGGAGTGGTCCATCCCGCCTACATCGAAGGCGTCGTGAGCGCGTTCCCGTACCCGGTCGAGATCCAAAACGGGGCCTTCGTGCAAACCGGCCAGCCAACCGGAGACACCGCCATCCACCCGTGTCACTTCGACTCTGCGGCCAAGAAGTGCCTGCCGAACTGACCGGGATCTGACAATGGCGATGCGGGCTCCTCTGCTGTCGCTCCCACCCGAGGGCGTCACCTTCGACGTGCGGCTGCCAGAGGAGCCCGCCCCATGAGCGCACGCCTGACCGCCGCCGACCACACGCTGCGAGCCATCTCTGAGGACGCGCTGCTGACGTGGGTGCTGGACGTCGCCAAGATGCACGGGTGGCGCTCCTACCACGCTAGGCCGGGACGGACAACAAAGGGCTGGCGTACCCCCGTGCAGGGTGACGGCGTTGGGTTCCTCGACGTTCTCCTACTCCATTCACAGTGCGACTACGGGGTAGTGGCAGAAATCAAGCGCGAGACGGGGCGCACCACACCCGAGCAGGATGCGTGGCTAGCGGCGTTCCGACGAGCAGGATGGGTGGCCATGGTGGTCCGCCCGAGCGACCGTGACGCCCTATACGCCCTCCTGTCGCGCCCACAGGCACACATGCCTACCGACCCTGCCTCCTAGCCCGCCTCTGTGGCCTTGCGGCGCGATCTACGGGGGCTGGAGGCGGGTGTCTGCGTGGCGTTGGTCAGGCTAGAGATGATCGCCAGCAACTGCTGGCACTCGGCCCGGTGCGCCTGCTCCATACGCCTGCGTTCGCGCTCGTACTCGGCGTGGCGGTTTTGCAACTCCTCGATCGTCTGCTCGAGCCAGCGGACGTGACGGCGGATCACTTGCACAGCGGAGTAATCATCGTCGGTAGGCTCCGCGGTAGCGGTCGGCACGATCTCTTGTCTCGCCTCGTCCATCATCCGGCGGTGACGGTGGGCGCCCTTGATCCGCTCTATGGGAGCCTCATTCGCATTGACAATGATACGCCCATCGGATAACCTCCGGAACGGTAAGGTTTTGTACTCCTTGTAATGGCGCCGAATCGTCCCCATGGCGACGCCGCAGTCCAATGCCATGCGCCGGACGGTCTTCCAGCCGGGTGGAATCTCGACGTCGTACTGCTCGGTGTCTACAGCGTCATCGTCCATCGTGCTGTGACCTGAGTCACCGTCACCCTGGGACACCTGTGCCCCTGCCTGCATCTCTAGGCCCCCGCCATGGCCTCCCCCGTCGTTACTGACCGCAGGGTATGACCTGGCCCAAGCCTGCGTCAAGTGCGACAGGCGATACTACGGCGTAGAAGTCCGGTGTAGCGGGTGGGGAGACGGTGGGTTGACAACATACCTGGCTGGTGGCGGGTCGTCAAGCGATGGCGAGGTTGTCCGCGGGTTATGTAGTGGCGTAGGCGGCGTAGTTCAGGACGCCTCGTCCATCTCACGGTGGCGCTTGGCGAGCAGGCGCAAGTACCGGATCTCACGCACGGCCCATTCCAACAGGTCAACGTCCACGTTGCGTCGGTCATTGCTGTACTCGTCGTCCACGAACCGCTGTAAGTCCGGCAACCGGTCGCGGCTGGCGATGGTCACCACCACGCCATCCCTTCCGCGCGTCTCGGAACGGTTGATCATGTGGCAGGCCCCTCCCTAGCGGCGCCGTGCGCCCCTGGCAATACGGTCGTACATGACGATGCTTCCAGCCACAGCCACATTCATCGACATGGACCCTGGAAGTTTCACAACGTCGTGACATCGTGACAAAACATCAGCCGAGATCCCACGGTCCTCGGCACCTAGCAGGTAGACGCTCTGTTGCCAGTGCTCGTAGTCTGGCAACGCTACGGCCTCGTCGGCAAGTTCAACGCCGACCAACCGAGCCCCAAGGGGGAGATGGGAACGCATGTCGTCAGCGGTGTCCCAGTGGATCAGAGGAAGGTGCGTCAACGCCTGATCCACTGGGACACCGCTTGGTGGTATCTGATGGCTGACGGCGATACCGCTTGCCGATCGTGAACAGGTAGGCGGCACCGAGGATGTGAGCTGTACGCCAGAGCGTGCCTATGTTGATCTCGCACTTTGGTTGATCCACTCCAACGGCGAAAAATCCGCGAGGTGGCGATCCGTTGACCATGTGCCGATTCCCAGCGTAGACGCTCACGGCTTCTCCCATACCAGCAGCAGCGTCAGGCACACAGGGCAGGAGCGGTCCATCCCGAGCCCTGTGCGGCCGTTGGTGGCAGAATAGCGCGCTGCAGCGGCGCAGGCTACGGTGAGGTGTCCGCCCTCGTGCAGGGACCACTGCGTCGGCTTGGTGAGGATGCGGAGCGGCGTGCAGCCGCCGGGGTTGCTGCTCATCTCACTACCCCAGCGACGCGGATGTCCCAGCAACACCAGCAGGGGCTATGCTCGCCATGGTCGGGAGTAAGGCCAGCGCGGTCCATGGCCTGCAATCCTGCGTCATGTGCAGCTTGGGCCGTTGCCTCGGTGCCGTCGGCCTCGGCAGCGGGTACGCACCAATGCCACGCCTCGCAACGTCCACCCTGATCCCGGCGGCATGGGTACACATAGCCGAATGCGGCCCCCGTAGGCGAAAGTGGTGGCATGGGGCACGGCGAGCCGTCGCCGTGGTCGTACCAGCGGCGATCAAATCGGCAGTCGCTCACGCCGCACCCTCCAACGTATCCAGTTCGCGCTGCAACACTGCGATGACCACGGCGTCCCGCTCCGCGATCTTTGTGTACAGGCTGGCGATGACTGCGTCCTGCTCCGCACGCTCACGCATCAGCTTGGCGATGTGCCTGCCCTGGTCCACGTTGAGCGCCTGCATCCTCTCCAGCTGGAGACCCAGCGCGGCTACGCGGTCGTCCGTGGCGGTCCTCATGCCGCACGCCTCAGCGCCGGTACGGGACGCCCTGCAGCGAGCCACGCGTTGTACGGGGGACGGCCTGCAGCTACCCACTCAGCGATCAGGATGCGCGGGTCAGGGTGACAGAACGCGCAGCACCATCCGCCACTGTTGCTCGCCGGCCGCCCCCACATCTCCCCGCCACACTTGCACGGCTCCATCAGGACTGCACCATCAGGTCGCCGTCGTCATCCAGTCGTGGCGCCAACCAGTCGCGGCAGGGTAAGCACGTCACCTGCGAGACCACACGCGTGGCCGTGGCACCGTCGTACAGCCGCCCCGGCTCCTCGTAGGCGTCCATCAGGTCAGGCGCTTGGTACGAAGGTACGTTGGTCCCCTCGCAAGCGCGCTCGTAGTCGCATCGGCTGACCTCGTGCTGCGGCTTGCCGAAGTTGCGCAGGAAGTGCATCTCTAACTCCATCTGTGGCTCACGTCCATTCATCGGCCGGGCATCTCGCGCACCTGCAGGTCAGCAGGCCACAGATCCATATTGTGGCCCTTCACGTCGCGCTTGCCGTCTGCAGTTCGTGCATCATGCTCGCGCGCCCACACCGCGCCCATCTGCTTCACAAAAACTGCCGTACCAGCAGCGCGACACTGGCGGATGATGTCGCTTACCCAGGACAAGTCCATAGGACGTGCTCCCGGACCACTCTCTGCCCCTACAATCACCCAGTCGATGCCACCGAGCGGCAGATCCGGCAGCGGCGCCAAGAGGGGCTCGCACGAGAGGAACCGCACCGCGGCTGGTGTGCGTTGCAGGTGACGGATACGGCCGTAGTAGGTTGGCGTCTCGACGCTGGTGCCGCACCACACATTATCCAGCGGATTTCCGCCGCTGTAGCCGTGGTACTCGTCATCGAACCGATGCATGAGGTTGCGCGCCACACGCTCCATCCTCTCTGCACGCTTCGTCAGCACGAGGAACTCATGCCAGTGCGCACGCTCGAAGACGTCCCACACCTGCTCGATGTACTCGGCCGGAACGTCCGCGTGGAACAGATCGGCCATGCTACAGACGAAGATCCGTGACGGCTTGCGCCACGACAACGGCTGCTCCAACCGCTCAGGGCGCAGTTGCACGTCGAAGCCGTGCTCGTAGGCGTGGCCCGGAACCCCGCGCCACCGCTCAGCGAAGGTCTCCGCATAACACTTGCCATGCGGCTGGCCCTCGGATCCGGGCAGTGGCTTACCGCAGCCGGGGCTGACGCGGGTGCAGCCGGTGACCGGGTTGTATGTAGCCGAGGCCCACTCTATCGATGTCGCCTGCATCAGTGCACCCCAGCTCGCTCGCGGATAATTGCATCAACAACCACGCCATACGCCGTGTCATGGATCTCCAGCGCGAAGATCGCCGCCCTGTCCTCTACCCACACGTCCGGCGTCCCGAAGACAGCCTTCCATCCTGTGGTGAACCGCATCAGCGTGAAGTGCCCGTCGTGGCGCTTCGCAAGTTCCTCAGCAACACTCATCGCGCTGGACAAGTCATGCATCCCAGTCTCCCTCCATCGTCGTTGGTTGCTGGAGCGGCCGACCCTTGCACATGGCCACCTGCTCCTCCGTCAGTCCGTAGTCGCTCAGGTGTACGACGCTGCTGCCGTCCATCGCCTTGTCCAGATGCCAGCGCAGTTCGACCATCGCCCGCTCCAGCCACTCCGCTGCACCAACCCGCTGAATCCTCGCGTAGCACATCCCTTCCGCCCACAGAGACGGCGTGGCGCGGTAGCCCTCGATGGCGTCCTCCACGCGGTTCGCAACGCCCTCGAGCAGATCGTCGCCGGTACGCCTTGCGATCACGCGTGCGGCCTCCACGGCAGCCCGAGCGGTGCGGCAGGCGTCCTCATCGATGGGCGGCGTGGCGAGCGATTCGAGTTCATCCTCATCCATCGTTCGCCAACACCTGCGGAGAGAAGGCGGGGGCGAACCGCGTCTGCTCGCCGATGTAGTACAGCGTCGTCTTCTCTGCGCCGTTGCGACGGTTCTTGGCGACATGCACCTCGATCGGCCCCTCATGCCGGTCCGCATCATCCCACGGGCGGTGCATGAGAACAGCGATGTCCGCGTCCTGCTCGACCGTGCCACTGTCTCGGAGGTGGTGCAGTTCGGGATGCTGGTCCTTGCCGAGCCCTGCCGCGGCACGGCTGAACTGATGCGCGGCGATCACCGGGATCTTGCACGTCCGGGCGATCTGCTTGAGACCGTCGCTGAACTCGGACACGTCGCCGTTGCGGTTGTCGCGACTACGTGCAGGGCGCAGCTTGCCAAGTTGGTCCACGAGCAGTACCGAGCACTGCTGGCGCAGGCGGTGCACCTGTACCTGCTTGGTCAACTCAGAGACCGTCGTCGCCTCGCTGATCCACGACAGCGGCAGATTGTTGAGTTCGTCCGCTGCCAGCGCCGCCTTGGTCGTCATACCGGCGGTCATGCGTCCGTCGATCATCCGCTCCGGGATCATCGCGATCGAAGCCACGAGACGCCGCAGCAGAGCGTCCGTAGGCATCTCCAAGGTGACGAACAGAACCTGCTCGCCGGCCCTCGCAGCGGCGAGCGCGAGGTGGAGCAGCAGCGTCGTCTTGCCGACCCCGGGACGCGCGGCGACGATAATCAACTCCTCGGCCATCCAGCCGTCCGTGATGTGGTCGAGGTCGCGGAACCCGGTCGGGATGCCGCGCGGTCCGGAGTGCAACCGCCGCTCCCACTTCCCCCACGCCTCACGCATCGCGTCCTGCTGCGGCACCGACGATCCTCGCTTGAGGTCCGCTGCCACGGAGTAGCGCGTCGCCACCGTTTCGAGCACCGACTCGATCGTGCGCCCCGTCTGGCTGGCCATCACCGCCACCTCGCGGGCCGCGGTGATCAGGCGCCGCCGCACTGATAGCTCGCGGATCGTCCGGGCGTAGAACTCCAGCATGGACCTCCGGTGGTTCCCCGTGACCAGCCCCGCGACGAACAGATCCACCTCGGTTCCACCGCCCTCACGCTGCAAGTCCGCGATGACCGACTCCGGGCCGACCGGGATCCCGCAGTCCGCCAGCCGACGCATCGTCCTGAACACTGCCGCGTTAGCAGTGACGCTGAGGTCGTCCGCCTCGACATGCCCGCTGGCGACGTGGATGGCGTCTGGGTCGACGAGGCAGACCGTCAGCAGGCGGCGCTCAAGGTCAGCGTCGGTCGGCAGGTTGAGGGTCACTCCGCTGGCCGCCAGCGGTCCAACTCGGCGTCCTGCTCACGCTTCCGGCTAGCGATACCCTGCCACCGCTCAGCGAAGTGCCGGGCGATCGTGACCAGCCCGTAGGGGTGATGGTCTGCGCCGCCCTGGTAGTGCGGATCCTGCGACGCTGCCTTGACCGCCATCCCGATCAGCGCAACGTCGCCGTCCGCGTCTTCCCACATCCGGAGCAGAGCACTCCGAGCGTTGGGGCTGCTCGGTACCTTGCGGACACTCGGCAGGGTGCCTCGGTTGGCGTTGTAGACCGCCACGACCGCCTCTAGGTCGGGCTTGCCGTTGGCCGGCGGATGGTGGCCGTTCGTGGGGTCCGTGGGCGGCGAGGAGGGCGGCGGCGCAATATCACTCCCGTTCGCATCTGCTCGCGTCGTGGCGAACATCGCGGCTAGGGCTTCTCGCGTGCTGATCGACCGAAGTGGCGCTGGCTCGGGCTGCGTGTCTCGTTCGTTCTGCGGGACGTCGCCGAGGGGAGCGTGAGCCGTAGGCCGTGGCTCCTCTGCTACGGACACCTCTGCAGGGTCGTCGTTGGAACCATACGGAGGCTTTAGTTTTATATCTTGTACGTTCAGAGTCTCTGGTTCGGGTCGCACCTGCATGCGACCCCGACAATTCTGTTTTGCGACCCCGACAATTCTGTTTTGCGACCCCGACAATTCTGTGGGGTCGCAATCTGCGACCCCGACAACCTTGTAGCGGTTGGGCCTGCGCCGCGCCGGTGTGTCCTCGAATCCTCCGGATTGGTACTCGACCTCCAGGTGCCCCGCATCCCGAAGCCTAGCGATCGTCCGTTGGACGGTGGCCTCGGATACCCGGCACTTCTCGGCGATGGTTTTGATCGATGGCCAAGAGTTACCGCCGTAGTCGTTGGCGCAGTCTGCGATGGCAAGCAGGACGAGGCGGTCGGTACCGCCGACCACCGAGAATTTCCACACCCAGCGGGTAGCCTCGACGCTCACAGCGCCGCCACCCGAGGCAGCAGGTGAAGCCTGACTATCCTGTGGGCAAGACTTACGGTTGCGCTACGGGTATCGGTATGTGGTATCGTCGTCACCACTGACCTCCTTCATGGGGTTGGCTCCTCCTGGCAGGGATGGGGCTGGACAGGGGCTCCGGGCGAGGTGAAGCGCCGCGGAGCCCCGTTTCGTTCTACTGAGCCGTCACACACTCGCCCGAGCGGCGTAGAACACGGTCAGCCACTCGTAGGCATCCTCGAGGCTCGGCAGCTCGGCCGCCTGCTTAGCGGTCAACCCCCGTGCCATGTCCTCGGCGTGGACACCAACCCCGGCCAGCATGTCCAGCGCCTTGGCAAGATGGGCGACGCTCTCGTCGCTCACCCTGCGTCCCTTCGGCGCCGCCCGTACCGCCGGGGCGGACTCCACGATCACAGGCGTGACCTCGGCGTCAACAACCTCGCCATGCTCGACGTAGCGGCGTGGCTTGCCGACCGGAGAGTTCGCCCGCGCCTCAGCCAGTCCGGCCTGCACGATCTCCATGCGCTCGTCGTGGGTCAGCTTGGACTCGCCGATCTTCTCGGTCACCGCCGCGGCGATCTCACCGATCTGGTCGGGGCGGATCCCTCGGACGTGGGACTCGCGGATCTGCAGCGTCGTCCCCGCAGCCTTGCTCAGCCGCGCCTCGTCGGTCGCTGCCTTGCGCATGCGGAAGTACTGCGCCCTGCCGATGTTGAACTCCTCGCGGAGCCACTTCAGCCGGCCCGTCTCCCCGGTGCCGTGGCCGAGCGCCTCCCACGGCTTGCCGTCCTCAGCCTCTGCCATCAGCGCGGCGAAGGCTTGCAGCGGCGCCTTGATGATGTTCCAGTGCGTGCGGATGCGCTCCGTCAGCGCCCGTGCCTCGGTCTCGCCGAGCGTCGTGGTCTCGGTGTCGCGATCTTCCACGATCGCCAAGTCGGTCATGATGCGGTCCTCCTGTGCGGTTGTCATGCCGCGGTGGTCTCGTCGGGCGCCATCTGCACGACGAACGCCTCGGCTGCGGCGTGGAGTGCATGGACGCGGGTGGTCGTCAGTTCGTGTGTGCTGAACTTCTCGCCACACGCCTCACACACCCGCTGGCGGAAGGCGTACGGGTTACCGTTCCGCTCCCTCATGCGAGTGGTGAGTACGCGGGTGGGGCCGTCACACTCGGGGCATGGGTAGGCGGTGAGCGGCTTCGCCACCGGGTCGGCGGTGAGCACGTTCGGCGTTCCTCCGTGGGTCGGTCGGTCGGTTTCAGGCATGAGCCTTGACGCTCATGAAAAAGCGGCGCACCATAGGCGGCCACGACAGCCGCCCGACAGGCACACGAGAACCGCAGAGAACGTGATCACAGCCACAGGCAGGGAGAAATCCCCGCAGTGTCAACGACCTATGCAGACACCGCCTCACCCGCGGCGGCTGACAGACCGAGCTTGCGCCGACGACCGCGACGGTCTGAGCCCATCTCCGGGCGAGATAGGCCGATCTCGGCACGAGGCAGGATGGGTCCGAGGCCGACAGCCGCACGAAAATCCGAAAGCGGCGGTTGACACGGCTGGAAGCCCCCGTATTCTCAACGGCGCTCACAGCCTGATCGTGGCCCCGTAGGAGGCCCGCATGCGTTCCGTCCAGCGCCCCACGCCCATCCCCGCGCCCGTCGCGGTCGAGAAGCCCCGCCCGAGCGGCTGGGATGAGACCGTCACCGAGTTCCTCGCTGCGCAGACACGACTGATGCGGGAGGAGGGGACGATGCGCAACTACCGCTGGGTGCTCCGCGGTCGGTCGCAGGAGTTCGCCGAGGAGGCGGGTCTCCGGGCCGTTGCCGAGTGGACCGAGGCGGTGTTCGAGCGATTCCTGTCCGAGCTTGCCGCGCTCCGTGGCCCGCAGGGATCCGCCGGCCTCAGCGCCTCGACCATCAACATCCACTACCGCGTCACGAAGCAGTTCCTGCGCTGGTGCGCCAAGCGTGGCTACCTCGAGGACCGCGCCGTGCTCGACACCCCGGCGCCGAAGGGACCGCAACTCCTGCCGCGCTCCATCGACCCCGAGGCCACGCGCCGCCTGCTCAGCGTCACGGCGTTCGCGCGCACCGCTGACGGCACGGCTGCATTCAACTCCCGCGACCGCGGCCGGGACGGAGTGATCGTCGAACTCATGGTGCGCTGCGGGGTGCGGCGCTGCGAGATCCCGCTCATGACGCTGGACTCGCTCGTCCAGACCAGCCGTGGAGACTGGCTGCTGCGCGTCTTCGGCAAGGGGAACAAGGAGCGGATGATCCCGCTCGACACTCCCAAGCACGCCATGAGCAAGGTGCTCCGCGACTACATCCGCCGCATCCGCCCGCAGGATACCGACCGGAGCGAACTT